TCTTCTCTGCTGATGCTCCAAGCCTGAGCGGTGAGATGGAAGTCGAAGGAATCTGCTACCCGAACGCGCGTGGTAACGGGCTCGTGATGCTGGCTTCGTCAGTGCAGCAGCTCGATCGCATGGAAGTTGACCTGCTGCCGGTGCAGCAGGAGTTGTTGCAGGAGTGCCCGGCCTACACGAACAAGGTCGAGGACATTGACTCCTACCTGGAGCGTCGAGCTCGAGACCTTGGCTACCACGTCACGAAGATCTACGGCAGGCGCGACATCCAGATCGCCCACGACCTGCTGATGCACTCCGTGCGGCGCGCCAAGCTGTGGGGTGCGAACCAACGCGCGTGGCTGGACATCTGCGTCTACGGCGACACGCGCACCGGCAAGTCACTGACCTTCCGTCGGATGTTCGACTTCCACGGGCTCGGCATTCACCACACAGCGGTGAGCAACATCAGCAGAGCCGGCTTGCTGATGGGCGCCGACAAGAACGGCATGCTGAAGCCTGGGCTGTTGCCGCGCTGCAACGGCAAGGCGTTGATGCTCGACGAGTTCCATTTCCTCGTGCAGAACACGGTCGAGCATCCCATGAGCTGGATGCAGAGTGCCCGAGACGACGGGGTCGCCAGCGGCGTGAAGATCTACGGCAACCGCGACTTGCCGGCTGGCGTCCGGCTCGTCGCCATCGCCAACTGGATGCGGAACAAGCGCCGCATCTTCGAGTTCGACTGCGAGCACCTCGGTGCGCTCTACGGCTCCCCCGAGACCCTTGCGCGCATGGACTTCGCTGTCGTCGTGAACGACAAGCCGGAGCAGTTCTCGCTCGATGTCGTGCCGCAGTTCTGGACGAAGGAGATGACGCGCTCCCTGATCCTGCGCGCCTGGGCGATGGAGTCGGAACAAGTGCTCATTGACGAGGATTCATTCAACCTCGCAAAGCAACACTGCAAGGACTGGGAAGGCGTCTACGAGTCGCAACAGCTTCCACTCTTCACCTCCGAGGAGAAGTGCTACAGCCTGATGCGGATCGCGATCGCGATCGCCAACCTCACCTTCTCGCAGCCGAAGAACGATCCTCACAGCGTGCACGTGCGGCCGGTGCACGTCGATTGGGCTGCCAACTGGCTCGTGCACCTCTGGCGGGCAAGCGGCTACGACCTCTACAGCACCAAGCGCCGTGACCAGCAGTGCGTCGTCAAGATCTTCGAGGCTGAGCGCCTGCTGACCTGGGACCTGTCGCTCGAGGATCCACAGATCGCGGTCTCCATGCTCAGCATGTTCCTCACGCCGTTCGGGCCCACGGAGATCACGACCCTGACCGGGAAGGAGATTCATGCCGGCCACAGTTGGCTGGCGCGCATGGTGGCCCTGCACGTGTTCGAACGGGCTCGCCAGCCTAACAGCCACAACCTCAGCTACCAGCTCACGGACGGCGGACGCGAGCTCGTTAGCAATCTGATCCGGTTGGCTGAGCACGACGAGACGCAGTGGCGTGAGCGCTACCACGCGATCAAGGCGTGGGCGGTTGCCGTGACCACCGGGAAGAAGGACGATCCTGCACTAGTGCCGATGGACGCTTCAGCAGCCGAGATGTTCGCTCAAGGCGACATTCCTTTCTGATGAGCAACCGACTCGAGATCCTTCTCCGCAAGGCTGGCCGCGAGCTTGCGGACTACCAAGTCGCACGCTTCTTCAAGGTGCCGGAGGAGATGCAACAGACGCCGTGCGACTTCTTTGGCTACACGGCAACAGGTCGGGCGATCCTGATCGAAGCGAAGATGGTCAACCGACCAGCGCTGCCGATCGGCAACCCTCCTGGACTCTCGCCACACCAGTGGAACGAGCTGTGCGATGCACACCGCGCTGGAGCCCTTGCGCTGATCTGCTGGTCCCGTGGCGACGTGTGCGCCACGTTCGACATGACCATTGCTCAACGCTTGTCCGACAGTCGCCGCTCGATCCCGTGGGATGAGATCATGTTTTCCCACCGCACAATGGTGGGCCCGAAAGCGCACCTTGATCTGCTGAGCTTTTGGCTGCCTCTGCCCACCGCGGATGTGGCACGTCTCCCTTCCATCGGTGCTGGTCGCACGCCAGCCACGGGCTGAACGTTCCCTTCCGGCTGGATCGGCCCATCCACCGGGCCGGCTGCAAGCAGGGATTCCGCGTGAAGAAGCCAGAGAGGCACTTGCCGGCTTCGATCGCTGCATCGAGCTCAGCCGAGCTCCGGTGCTCGTAGAGCCACTCGAGCTTGAAGGCATGGCCTGCTCGAGTTGCCACCTCAGCTCCCGACGATCACCTCAATCGCGTGGCTGAGAAGGAAGCCACCCGGCGAGTGATCTGGAGCGTGCACCATGAGCTGCATCCAGACGTGCTGGCCACCCATGCCCGGCTGCGGGGTCCAACGGAGGAGGATCTGGCCACGGCCTTTGACTCGGGTCAGCAGTGACCCTGCTGGGGCCTCGAACCCCACGGGCACGCTGATGAGGAGCTCCGGGTTCACGTGCAGCCAGCAGCCCGGCAGGCCAGTAGGCGTCAGATCGACCGGGAAGCCAGTCCCCGGTGGCTTGGTGCTGCAGATGATCCAGGCCGGCCAGTCCGGTTCAGGTGGCGAGCTGCACACGCACGTCACGAACAGGCACTCCCACTCCTGTCCGACTGTTGGCACGCGCGACGCCGGGATGATGTAGGGGGCCGGGATCGATCCCTCGCATCCAGTCCTGCCGAACAGCCTCCTGGTGATGCCGTAGTGCGGATCCTCATCGACGAGTAGCGACCGGAAAGCCTTGATCGTTGGCGGCGCTAGTGCCTGCTCCATCGTCGCCTCCTTCGCTGCGACGATCGGGCCTGGAAGGCCAGGGTGCACAGCCGAGCAGCCGGTGACCAGCAGAATGATGATCCCCCACATGAGGATCGCCATGAGTGCGATGGCCGGCAACGAGACACGGAGTGGAAGTCGGTTTCTCATGGGCGCCTTACTCTGATCCTGCTGACGTCATGCTGCATCGCGTCGATCTTTTCCTCGATCTGCCCCTGCTTCTCCTCGAGCTCGTCGAGCTTGTTGCCCGTCCTTGTAATCGCGACCTTGATCTCTGAGAGGTGTTGGAACAGCTTTGGTGCGCCATCGCGAGTGGTCCAGATCACGAGATAGATCAGGATGCCTAGCGCGCCTCCTTGCAAGATCACCTGGATGAGCTGTTCCATTACTTCATCAGTCATCGTCGCTGTAGGTAGATCGCTGTGACCAGAAGAAGAGCCGACATCTCAGGATCGGCCATGATCTCCTCGGCTGCAGCCTCGAGCTCATGCAGGGTGATGATCTCGTTGTTGTCTGGGTTCAGGATTGGTTCGAGCTCGGGCGCATACTTGCGCACGGCTGCCAGTCCTTCGATCCGCAAGACCGCGTCTCCAAGGCCGCGCAGGATCTTGAACGCGCGATCTCCTGCACTGCCGGGCTCAGGGGTCCGGCAGGAGAGAAGCAGGAGAAACACGCACAGGGAGAAGAGAGCCTTCACGTTAGTAAATATACCGCCCCCTTATCTGGCGCGATCGGATTGCTCCACAAGCGGCCGCGCGAGCTTGTAGCTCCGCTCCTCTGCCTGCTCCTGACTGATGGCGCCAGCCCGGTAGCGCTTCCGCAGCTCGCTGATCTGGCGCTTCGCTGTGTCGACCCGGCGCTTCAATCCGAGATCCTGCGTCGACAGCGTCTCCTCGTTCTGGTCGAGCCGCGTGCTGAGACTGTAGAGCTGGTCGACGAACGAGCTCTGACCGTGTTCCTGCTGGCTGGTGAAGCGCTGGAACGGGTTCATCGTGATGCCTGGATGATCCTTGAGCCCTGAGATCTCATCGAGCAGCCGCATCGCCTTCGTGGTCGCCCCGGCCGTGTAGCCTCCAGCCAACGCCTCGATCTCCGTCGGCGTCAGCAGACCGTTCAGCGCTCGCGACAGCACCTTGGCGACCTCGGTCGTGTAGAAGGTTGCTTGTTCCTGCGGAGGATTGGCCTTGGCGATCCACTCGGGGGTCAGCGGTCTGCCAGTGAAGAAGTTCTGGTTGAACGCGACCTCGGCGATCGGCTTGATGAACGCTGGGATCAGGTTGCCGACCTCGAGGTAGGGCCCGGCGATCGAGTGCATCGCCGCCTTCATGCTGGCAGGGTTCTCGCCTGCGATGTGGTCGAGCATGATCTCGGGCAGCGAGGCGAACACGGTGCCGGCTTCGAAGGGCTTCGGCACGCTGACGATCTCGCCGCCGATCTTCATGTTGAAGTAGCCGACCTTCCTCCACTCGGGAAGGTCCTGATACCACTCCTCGTCCTTGTTCAGCAGCCACAGCAGCGTCGCCGGCACGGTGAGGTTCGCGATGCCGTTCAGGATCGCTCCACGCTGCACGCGCGCCTTGGTCTCGTCGCCCTTCGTGTCGGCGCCGCCGGCGATGAGCTGACCCCAGAGCTTGCGCTGACCCTGCAGGCCAGCGTTGAAGTAGGGGATGGTCTGGTTCAGCACGCGGGCCCAGATGCCAGCGCGCGCGAAGTTCACGGTGATCTCGCGACCTGCCTCGAGCGCCTCCAGGCGCGCCTGCATCTCGGTCTTGCCGGCGGCTTTCGCAGCGTTGTAGGTGTCCTTGAACTCCGCCATGCGGATGTAGTTCTCTGGGTGTGCGAACCAGCTCTGCACCCGGTCCGCGGTGGCCATCGCCTTCTTCCAGAGGCCAACCTCCTCACCGATCAGTGCACGCTGGCGCCCCTCAGTCCAGAATGATGACGTCTTCACGCCGAGCTCTTCGTAGAGCTCACGCATCTGGCCGTTCTTGTGGTATTCGATCGCGCCGCGAATCAGCTTGACGAAACCACCGAACGGCCTGAACTTGCCCTGGCGGTCGAAGATGGGAGCCGAGAGTGCGTCACGGACAAGGTTCGCGGCAACGAAACCAGGAGCGACGCCTGTGGCGAAGAAGCGAACGAGATCGCGTGGTGCCTGGAGCCATCGCATCACCGGCTGCATTGCCTCAGGGAGCTGCGGCATCTTGTCGATGCCCATCAACGACTCGTAGACCTTCGTGTCGACCTCCAGCCACTGCAGCTTGTTGTTCGCTGCTTCCACGGTCTGTCGGTGCGCGCCTTCCTTGACCAGCTCGTTGATCTCTCTCTCCGTGAGCCGTGGCGTGAAGGCGATGATGTTGCGCTCGCCAGTCGGGATCACCTTCTGCGCGAAGGTGGTCACGGTCTCCGGGTTCAGCGCGTCAGCTTGCCGCAGCGCGTCGAACACCGACTCGAGCTCGTGCTGCATGTCGTCGGGCAGCTCGACCTTCTTCTCGATCGCGTCGAGGAGCTGACGGAGAGGGTGATCGGTCGGGACGTTCGTGCGTTTGACGATCGAGGCGAGGCCGCCGGCCTCCTGGCCCATCGCCATCTTGAACAGGGCACCCATCACCTGATTCTGGTGCGCCTTGCCGACCATGCTGCGCGCGACCTGCTGCAGCGAGATGAACGGATCCTTGATCTCGTAGGTGCTGCCCTTGATGCGCGAGAGGCCGGTGCCGCGCTCGGCGACCCCGCGGCCCTGGCCGTGCTGTGCGGGGCCCTCGATCGCGCGGAAGAACGGCACGTAGACCGCGTAGCTGTCCTTGATGCGTTGCGCATCTTCCACGCTGATGTTGCCGGCCCCGGCGACGTAGTCGACCAGGGCGTCGGTCCAGCGCTTGAGGTTCTGCAACTGGTCGACGAAGTCCGGGTTCTTGGATGAAAGCCGCTTTACGCTCTCCACATAGTCCTGAACAGGGAGCTGGACTTCCTTGCCCTTCTTGTAGAGCTCGAGTGAGCGAACGGCGACGACGTATTTCTGGAAGTCTTTGGTGCGACCTTCGACCGCATCCATGACCGACTTGAGGCCGGGCACGTGGCTGCCGTCTGGAAGCCGGATGCCGCGGTTGACGAAGTGCTCCACTGTCTTGTCGATGGTCATCCGAAGCGCGTCGAACAGGCGAGCCGGGTCTTCAGTGATCGACACGTCCTCCGGCTTGCGACCAGCCGCAGCAAGCCACTTGTCCTGCGACTCCTTGAGCTCGGCCGCATCATCCAGCATCGCCTTGTTCAGAGCGGTCAGCGCCCTACGGAGAAGTCCGGGCTGAGTCTTCTTCTCGGTCTCGGTCCGTGGCGCAACTCCGCTGACTATGCTTTGTTCTAAACGCCCAAGTGAGCCCTGAGCGTTGTAGCGGTTGAGCATCTGCTGGATGCGTCCATACTGGTTGCGCAGCGCTGCTTGCTGCGGAGAAGCCAACCACTGCCGCATGTAACTCGAGATCGCCGGCAGCTTCTTGTCGAGACCGACTTCACCAAGCAGGTTGCGAGCATGCCACTCGGCCCACGTCTCAGCCCACTGCAACCACTTCGGCATGTTTTCGCTGCCAGGGTAGTCCTTGAGCGTCTCTCGCATCTCGAAGCCGATGGCTGGTCCATCAGGACCGCTGAGCGCTGATTCAACTTGCGCTTTGGACTTAGAGATGAAGTCTTTGCCACCAGCGTCGCTGATCGTATGCCGCTGCATCGCATGCGACCACTCATGCGCGGCTACGGCGAGATCTCGTCCCTCCTTCGTGCGGATCAGGTTCTCGAACGCCTTGAAGACGCCGAGCACGTTCCTGCCGCCGATCTTCCCGCCACGGATCGGCACACGCACAACGTCAGGCGCTTCGCCGCCGACGCGGATGCTGGTGAGCGGGATGCGGAAGCCCTTGCTGCCCGGCCGCCCTTCCATCTCGGAGTAGATGTCGCGGGCCATCACCTGCTCGGTGCCAGGTGTCGCCTCGATCTGCTGCGTCGGCTGCGCCTGCAGCGACTGCGGCCCGGCTCGCGCGCCGGCTGGCGTGCGGGTGTCTCCGACGCGGGCGGCGAGATCAGCGATCTCCACAGGCTCAATCACGTCGTGTGGAGTGCCAGAAACGATAGTTTCACGTGGAACGTTTTGCTTAAGTGAAGCCGGAGTAGGCGCTTCTTCCCCCATCTCCTTCAGCATATCCTCGTAGGAGACCCCCAGCTTTTTCGCCATGGCCGCGATCTCGGGGTCCTGGCCGCCTGGCTCCGCCTCCTTTGCCCGCTGCTCGACGAGCTCCTTGCGCTCCGGGATCGTGATCCCCATCTCGGCCAGCTTCTTCGTGCGCTCGGCGCGGATGTCCGTCACCTGCCGGCCACTACGCAGTGCTTCAGCGACGTCCCCGGCCTCGATCACCTCACGTGACCGTTCCATCTCCTGCTCACTCTGCTCTCGAGCGTGTTCCTGGATTCGCCGGTGGCCCTCGAGCACGTCCTTGCGCGCCTCACGGCTTGTGATGTCCATCAGCTCGATCAGTCGCTTGCGCTCGACGTCGGTGAGCCGCTTCTCTGGATCACGTTGCTTGGCGATCAGCTCCTTCGTCTCGGCGACGATGCCCTCCCACTTCTGGGAGCGTTCAGAGCTCTCCCGCGCGAGCTTCTCGACGCCACCCTCCTCCATCGCCTGCTCGACCTCCTTCTCAGCCGGTGGACGCTGCCCGAACTCTTCGACGTCGAGCTCTTGCTCGATCTCACGCTGCCGCTGCGTCGCCGCTGACCGCTCTCCAACAGTCTGAGCCTCACGCGAACGCCTCGACGCCTCGCCGAGCTCGCGGAGCTTCGCCTCGTCAGCGATCGGCGCCTTGCTGATCTCCTCCGGTGTCGCCTCACCACGGGCAACCTTCTCGGCGAACGATGCGCGCCCGATCCCACGGCGAATCTGCATCTGCATTGGAGACGCGATCGCTGTGTGGCCAGTCCCCATCTTCACCATGGAGAAGGCGAGCATGTTCTTCGCGTAGGCTTCCCAGGTCGACTGGTTCGGATCGCGGATGAAGCCCCACGCAGACGGCAGCAGGTCAGGGATCGTCGTCTCGATCGCCCCAAAACCAACGCCTTCCATCGCGCCAGCGATCACGCGAGACGCAGCCCCAGGCATGCCCATTCTGTTCGCGGCAAACCACTCAGTCTTCTTGCCTAGAGCGCCGAGCGTCATCAGCACCGGCGCCATCATCAAGCCGTGCAGGTAGGAAGCGCCGTAGCCTTCCACCCGGCCCTGGGTCGCTGACTCGTAGGCGGCCATGCCGCTCGCCTGCCCGATGCCCTTCCCCATCGCGGCGATGATCTTCAAGGCACGATCGCTCTGCTGCGCACCCTTCGCGAGCCGCAATGTGCCGAGCGACTGCAAGCCCTTCTGTGTCAACTTGCCGAGCGTCATCTCGCCAAGCTTCGCCGCGGCACCGAACCCCGGCGCCATGCCAACGAGCTCGCCACCGAGACGACTGACGGAGGTGGCGATCCCGCCAAGGCCCGCGCGGTTCGCCAGCTCCCACTCCTGGGCGCGTCCTGCCTGCGCAGCAAACTTCTCGATGTTCTGGTTCGTCGCGTAGGCCCAGGTCATCACGATCCCGTCCATGATCGACGGCGCCTTCCCTCCGTTGGAAACGAGCTGGCCGTCCTCGGTCTCGATGTAGTTCGTCGGATAGCTGGGCCCGATGTCCGGGCCGCCCATCGCGTTGATCGACTGGCGACCGAGATCCCAGAGCCCATGCACAACCGACGTCGCTGCTGATCCGACGCCTTCAACTCCCTGCCACGCAGCGTAGGCCGTGCGCCCGACAGCGCCCATCTCCACCGGCTGCTCGCCGCTCTGCATGAAGCCAGCGGTCCCGGCGCCAGATTCGCGGTTCAGCCAGTCCGCGTAGTTCTTCGTGCGCGGATCGCTCCAGAAGTCGAAACGCGGATCGGCGGCCTTGAGTGAAGGGATCAGCTTCTGCACCACCATCTGCTTGATGTTGGCGAGCTCGTTCGGGTCCACCTGCACAGGGCGCATCTGCTGCATCTGCTTGATGGCTTCCTGCTCGTCCTTAGGCACCTTGATGACTTGGTCATCGTTCTGCGCTTTGTATTTGTCGAAGACGCCGTCCATGAACGACTGGAAGTCGCCCCAGCCGCTGTTCGGATCCGAGAAGACCGCGTTGACCTTCTGGTTGCGGTCGAGCTCCAGCGTCAGCCGGCGTTCGACCTCCACCTGCATCGACATCGGGTAGCCGAACGCGGGCGGGTCGACAAGCGGATCGCCACCGCTCGACGCCGTGATCGCTGACCCGATCGCCGCCTTCTTCCGTTCGAGCAGGTAGTCGGTCTCGGGCGCCAGAAACTGTGGGGCTTGGCCGCTCACCTCGGACCGAAGCCTCCACCCCGTGGGAACTCCGGCTCACGACCCGTAGGACTGACGCGCTGCCCGGCCCGGAGTGCTTCCTGCGGGCTCGCACCGCCCGCCCTGGCGCCTCGGACGGCCGCTGCGCCCTCGGACCGGCCCGGCACCTGCGTGCTCCCAGGAGGCAACTCAGCCGGTGCACCACCGGCTGAAGCCCCGCCGCCACCCTCCGTCGCCGGCACCATCCCTCCGGAGGCTTTTCCCCTCGGCGCGCGGCCCATGCCCGTCATGATCTTGGCCGCCGCCATCACGTTGAGGAAGCGCATCTTGTCGTCGGTGCTCTGGATGAACCCGAGCTGGCCGAGCGCCGGGTTAGCGCGCATGAACCCAGCGTCGGTCTGCACCATCTGTTGGAACTGCACCATCACCGGGTTGGTCCAGTCGATCTTGAGCTTCGTTGTATCACCAAGACTACCGACGATCGCCTTCAGCGAACCTTTGCCGACCTGGGTCCGCATGAAAGCCTGCACGCGCGGTGAGAAGTTCTGAGCCTTGATGTCTTCGGCGAGGCCGGGCTCTGGGTTGTCAGCCGCCTCCTTGGCGATATCCGACCAATCGGACTCTGAAACCTTACCAGTCATCAGTCTGTCGTATTGCTTCTGCCGGTCGTTCGGCACGTTGGCGAGGATCTGCGCGTGCTCCTCGTAGGCTTCCATGTCGCCGGCCATCAATGCCTTCTGTGCCGCCACGGACACTTGCTGCTCGTAAGCCCTCGCCCGGATACGCTCCGTTTCGGCCTGGAAGTCCTCACGCTTCTGCGCTCTCTCCTGAGCGGACTTGCGCTCAGCGGTCGGACGCCAGCGCCCCTGGCTGTCCATCTCCAACGGCTGCTTCGTCGTCTCGCTGAGCCGCTGCTGCGCGTCAGGCTCCAGGGCGCCGATCTTCGGCTGACCCTGCCCCTTCGCCATCTCTGCCTCGAGCTGCGCAGCGCGGGCACCACCTTCAGCACCAGCCTGCGCGCCGGCCATCGCGCCACCCTGGGCGCCTTCATCCTGGCCGCCTTGGTTCGGTTCGAACCCAGACTTCGCCGCCTCGAGCTCGGTCTCACTCTCCCGCTGCTGTAGGCCACGGCTGAACTGTGACTCCTGCTGGGCCATCTGCGCGGACTCGAGCTCCATCTTGCTCGCGAACTGCTCCTTCTGCGTCTGCCGGTCTTCGTGCTGCTGCACGAGGCTGGAGGCGGTCTGGCTGAGGTTCCTCGCGTTCTCGGCGCCCTCTCGATACTGACCGAGGAGCTGTCCCCTCGCCTGCGACACGGCCTCCGCGCCGCTGGCTGCTGCTCGCATCATGCGATCGCTCGACTCGCCGCTGTCACCGATCTTCGTCTTGCTGGTGCGTGCCATGGTCAGAACCAACCTGTTTGGGATGCAGACCCTGTTGCCATGCCAGCACCGCCGGCCGCCATGGCGAAGTTGCCCGAGAAGATACCGGCAGCGGTGAGCCCAACGCCGGCAACGAACTGCGTGCGCGCCTGATTCCTGGCGAGCTTCTCCGCCTTGCGTTGCAGCTCGCGCTGGATGTCGAGCTGCTCCTTCTGGATGTAGAATGAGAAGTCGGCGGCCTCGTATTCCTGGTTCGCGTAGAGATCGGCGATCCCTTCGTAGTAACCGCTCATCATTGAGGCCAGAGACCCACGGCCGCGCGACTGCACCTGCCCCATGCCGGTCTGAAGCGAAGCGATCCCCTTCTGCTGCTGCTCCTCGTTCTGGCGCCGCGCGATCGCTTGGCTGATGTAGTTCATCTGCGTGGCCGCTTCGCCCAACGTCACGGACCCTCCGCTGGCGTCCGCCATCTGCTGAGGCGTCATCAGGAAGTTGCCATACTCGTCGACAAGCCGGCCACGGCCGATCGGCATGCCGTAGCGCTGCGCTAGGTTGCGAGCCATCGCGTCAAGCGAGCTGCTGCCGATCTGCTGGTCCTGCATCTCGCCCTGGCCGGGCTGGAACTGCGACTGTGCGAACTGGTTCTGCCGCACGTTGAAGCCGATGTTGCCACCGCCTCCCATCGGCCCGCCGGCCATGCGCACATTCTGCACGGCGCCGTAGTAGCTGTTCAGCGAGGCGAGCTGCTGCTGCAGACCCGTCGGAGGCAAGCCCTGGGTCTGCTGTTGGCTTCCAGTGGCTGGCTGTTGGGGCTGCTGTTGGTTCGGGGGCGGGATGCTGCTCATGGGCTAACGCTCACGTCTTCGTATACCAGATCGTCAGATTGAGATCGCTCAGCACGTTCCCAACACCTGTCCAGCCGGCGCCGAGCTTGATGCTGAGATTGGTGCCATCCACGTATTGGAGGCCCACGAGGAACTGCGTCGCGGGATCGACGAATGGCACCATGAACCGACCGCCGTTGCTGCGCAGCACGTCACCGAGCATGAAGACGACCCGATCCAGCCCGGTGATTCCGTGCGCGATGTTGGTGCCTCCCACTCCGAGGTTGCCGGCTCGCTGGATCGTCTTCTGGAAGATCGGCTTTCCGTCGATGTAGGTCCTGTTGGTCTGCTGCTCCGTCGTGCTCATGTCTAGCATGAGCCCGTCCTCGTCGAGCACTTCGCCGAAGACCAGCCCTGTCTCCGTCCCATTCACCAGTGCAGCCTGACCAGCAGCTCCGGCGTAGGAGTCCGGGGTGTCGGACAGGGCAAGGAAGCTCTCGGCGGAGACGATCTCTTCGATGTCTTCGCAGAGGGCTGTTCGAAGCCGATTGAGGTAGTCCTCAATCTGCTGTTCGTTGACCTGACTCGCACTCGCTCCCTGCTCCCCCACTGGCTGCGGGGTCGCTTGGTAGCGGAACGGTTCGACGTTGCAGATTCTGGGCGGCATTCCTGGAAGCTCCGATGATCCCTTCGATCATCTGGAACACTTCGACGTAGGGACGATTCTTCAAGTAGTCGACTACTTGCTGAGCCAAGTTCTCTGATATCTGAATCATCAGTCCTTTATGATGTTGAGGAGTTGGCGAAGAAGGATGAGCTTTCTCGCGTTGGTGGTCGCCGGGTTGATGAGCTCAGCGAAGCCAGCAGCGAGTTGTGGATCTGTCGGAGAAGGCATGGTGGCGTTGTGCAAAACGTCCTGGGCCTCCAGCCACACCTCGGGCGGCAGCCGCCACTGGATCCAGTCCCAGATCGACAGCGCCTCCATCTTGCGGATCGTCGTCACAGTATCTCCCACTCGAGAACGACTCGAAGGATCACGGTGTCCTTGGATGGTCCGTCAGCCACGATGTAGTAGCGATCGCCAGCCTGGAAAAGCGCCTCCGCTGACCATGGGCCGACAGTTGTCGCCAGGGCGGTGGTCACAGCGACGGAGAAGGTCGCTTCGTCGGCGACGACACTCTCGTTCTTCCGGAGCCGCAGGGTCCAGTTGCCAGGGGTCGTGTTGGCTGCACACTGTGAAGTGACCGCTACTCGCACAGCCTTGGCTGCTCTTGGCAGAGCTGGGCACCAACTGAATGGCGTGATGGACTGGTTGTCCATCTGGAACAACACCTGAGTCGTTCCGGCCCCGATCTGGTCGCCGTAGGCGAAGTGATGCACCAGCATCCGGTCGAACTTGCTCTCGCGCCCGGTCACAGGCGTTCCACCCTGCCGATGGCGTTGACGACGTTGGCGGTCCCTGCGTAGGCTCGAATAGTGTCAGTGGCGGCGCCGCCAAGGACTGCGCCGTTGACCGCCAGGACTGTTTCGTTGGCCGGCACGATCACGTCCAGCTCCAACCCAGCTCCTGCAGCACCGAACTCGATCGTCACGATGACCGCGGCCGCACTGATGTTGGATAGCCAGATGAAAATCTTGTCGAGCTGACCGGCCGTCGTCGTCGCCGTGTGCAGCAGCGTTCCAGCGCTCGCTGTCGCAGCGATCGCGATCGGGCGGCCACGAGTGCTTCCGCTGAGAACGATGGTTTGCACGCCTGCCTCCCTTACCCACAAAGCTCCATTGTCCGTCACCGAAAGCGTCGCGTAGTCCCCGTTGGCCGAAGTTGACGAGGCCAAGGTGTCTCGCCGCACGGCCAGCGCCATAACGCCAACGTCGGCGCTCACGTGTGCAGCGTCCTCAGCCTTGCCTAGCTGCGTGGCGCCAGTCCCCGGAGTGACTGCGCTGATGCTGACCAATCCACGCGCGCTGACGAGGATCTCTCCAGAGGAGTTGATGAAAGCCTTGCTGTATGCATCCGGAAGTGTGACAGGGAAGCCTGCGTCCGTGTCGACGCATTCGAACATCGGCGGCGGGCCATCGACGTCCGCCGTCAGAGGCCCAGCGTCGTGCAAGATCGAACAGAAGTTAGCTAAATCTGCGCCCTGCAACCGAACGTCAGCCTTGAGGTTCGTATGCGTCGGCTGCACCACGGTGATCGGCTGAGTCACAGCTACCGTGCCGCCAACCACCCAAGGTGACGTCCCTTGTGTGACCGATTGGGTCGCAGGGAAGTTGTTGACCGACACCGATCCGCTGACCGGCACCGTCGCCCCGATCGCGACCCCACCGACCTGCGTGATGTTGACGTCGCCACCGCCGCCACCGCCGCCAGCCGAGCTGACTAGCAGACGGCCATTGACGACACGAGCCAGCTCCGAAAGGTTGTCGGCGTCTGCGATCCTGATCTTGCCGCCACCAGCCATTACTTGCTCGTCCTTGGCTCAACGCAGAGCACGTGATTGATGACCTCGATCGGCTCCTCGGGCGCGAAGTTGCGCATGCGGACTCCCATATACCAGTGAACCAATCGCCCCACCGGATGCTTCTGCCGCCCCTTGGCATAGTCCATCCGGAAGACCCTTCCCTCGCCGGTTTCCCCGGTGACCGTGTCCACGACGGTCTCGGCTTCAGGATCGCTCTGCGAGAAATCTGGCAGCAGGTCGACCCGCAGCTTGCTCGCGAACTGCTCGACCTGATGCACGACGATCTGCTTCCAATCGCGCTTGCTCATGTCGTCGGTCGCGTAGTTCTGTGGCTTGAACAGCAGATCGAGCTCGATCGCCCCGATCATGTATTCGTATTCGTTCTCGCCGGTCTCGTCGAATGGAACGTCAGGACCCCACTGCGGCGTGACGAAAAGCCGCGTGCCGGTAGCCGCGTAGATCGTGCGCACCGTCCATGGATCGTCGTAGGACGCACCCTTCTTGCGCGTGTAGACGCAGACGCCAGCTAGGCCAGTGTCTCCACCTCCGAATGCTCCACTAAGTCCAGCAATCCCTGACAGACCACCGAGACCAGGGATTCCTCCCTCAATGAAAACCGCTGTGTCATCATCGAGGAACGAGGCGCCAGTGGCAGTGTCGACTCCAGCAAGTGTGATATCTCCTCGGACCGTGCCGGTCGCGTTCGGAACACCAACCCCATCGCAGTCACCGATGTCGTAGATCCAGACGAATCCATTCACGTCTCCCAGGTAGACCCGCTCGTTGCCGTCAGCGTCCTTGGCGACCACCATGGACAGGAACTGCTGGCAGAACTTGAGTAGCGTGACGTTCTTCAGCTTCACGTCCCAGACGAGCATCATGTTGCAGCCACGGTTCGTCTGAACGGTTGGCAGCAGCAACAGATACTGCTCAGCCTTCGGATAGAAGACGCCGACCGCCTCGATCACGCGACCGTTGCGGTCCCGGCGCACGTAGTTCGGGTTGTCAGGATCGACGAAGATGTCATTCATCGCCTGCGACTCGGGCACGTGCATGACCGTGCGGCCGTCGTAGATCGCAAGCCCGCGGTCCGCCAGCCACACGCTGCCAGACTCAACCTGCGCGAAGGTGCGCGGACCGATGCAGCCGATGTCGCTACTGATCCGCGACGGCACGTAGACCTCGAAGCCGGGGTTCTCTCGGAACGTCAGCACGTAGGTCTTGCGGCGCTTGCAGATCACCAAACGATCGAAGTTCGAGACAGCGCCCATGAGGCGATCACCATCGCCCGGCTCGACGTCGAGGAAGTTCGCCGCCGGCCAGTATTCCGGCTCGAGCGGCTCCGAGAAGTAGAGGCGGTTCGGACGGCCGCAGACCTCGTAGCTGAGCCCTGAGTCGCTAGCTCCCTCGTAGGCGTCGACGAGACGCAGACGGGCTATCGGAGGAGACTCGCCGAGCTCTGGAGGTAGGACGCGCAGGATCTCGTAGCTGCGACAGTCGCTGCCGACCTTGATGAACTTGCCCTCCAGGCAGCGCGTCCACTCGACCTCGTCGTTACCGATGACGAGATCGCTGCCCTCCTCCACGCTGACCGTGCCGGCTGGCGCAAGGTTCGGGATGTCGCCCATGCCGAAGAGGCGGTTCCTGAACTCGACGACGATCGGCACGCATGGCATCGGTGCGTTCAGGATCGAAAGGCCGTCGTTGACGAAGTCGAGCGCGTCGTCGCTCAGGTCATCGACAAAGACTGTTGTCTCTTCGATGTTGAAGCATCCTACCTTCGCCATGATCGGGAAGTCGCCACCCTCCACCGTGCGATAGAGGCAGATCTCGCAGATCTGCGTGTCGCCTGGGATGCGAACGCCTGCAAAGCTGAACGTCACCTGCGCTGCCGGAGACTGGCCGCTCGTGTCCACGACGATGTCGTCCGTGTTCGGGTCGCTCTCCTTTCCTGTGCAGCAGTTGCGGAACGTGTAGCGGTAGCGGTAGGTGCCGAGATCGAGGCCACCACTCGGCGAAGACGCCGCATCGCTGGCTACAGCCTGCGGCGCCTCGCCTTCGAACGGAGTCGGAATGCCAGCATCCTCCACCTCGCCTGCCGTGCCGGCCGCGGTCGGATTGAACTTCTGCGGGAGAGTCGAGCCATTCGTGATGATGAGAAGCGGTGGCTCCCCGAGGCCAGCACTGGTCGACGCACAGCCTTCCGGGTTGAAGGCGCCCAGATCGAACAGCGGCCCGAGATCGACGATCTCCGTGTTCGGAACAAAGGTGACGTAGACGAGCTGCAGACAACCACCAAAGGCGTCGTTGCCTAGCTCCCAACCGCCACCAGCGTAGTAGGTCGTGATCTTCCGCTTGCCGGCGAGATTCAGCGGATCGTTCGCCGTGATTTCGCTGTCGAGAAGCGAGGCGCCAAGGAAACCAGCGCCAGGGGTGCCGATGCCAGGACTGACTGTTGCGTTGAAGCCGGAACCATCCGTGAGAACGGCAAGGTTCGCATTCAGCGACAGCCCCTGGAACGGCGATCCAAGGCCGAGCTGGTAGATTCCGCCCTGCACTCGACGGCTAATGAACAGCTCCGATTCCATGTCCTGGAACCAGAGTGGATCAAAGAGTGCTGAGGAGTTACTGAACTGCGGAGTAGTGCTCGGGGTTGGCGGCCCCCCAGGGATGTAGGTCGGGTCCGGAAGGCCGCCACCAGTAGGGAAGAAGAGTGGGATGCGGTTGAAGCCAGTGACCCGGATCTCGAAGAATCCACCGATGAGAATTGGCGTGCCAGTATTCCGGTTGATGCGCGCAGCAACGAAGTCTCCATCCGTCAACGCCGAGAAGAAGTCGCTCGATCGCGACAGCAGTGATCGCGACGAAGCCGACACAACGCTCTGTGTCGCGAGCTGCGTTCCACCCTGCTGTGCTTGAGTCAACGATTCTACCGTGACCGTTGAGTTAGTTAGTCCAGAGCCAACTCGGTAGAGAACTCGAGCCTCCACACTGCCACTCCACTCGTCAGCATGGTAGGCGAAGCCCTGCACGCGCTCACCTCCTCCAGCCGCCGGCACCGTGTTGAAGCCTGGGATTCCAAAGGCCTCATCAAGTCCACGAGTGTTGCCGACCGGCAGATAGATCTTCGTGCGGTTGTTTGTCGACGGCGCCTGGATCACCGCGAAGCCGACCGCCAGCACGAACGGTCGATTGTTCGGGCTGGAGATGGTGGTGTTCCATATCCCTCCGTCCACACGTTGCACGCCAAGCGTGTAGCCCACGTATCGATCGTCGTTCCCATCAGCAGCGATCGAGTCCCAGTCCGCGAAGAAGTCGGCATCACCAGCCACGAATCGATCGAACTCGCGGTAGACAAGCTGTGTTCCTTGCTCGCCGGAATCGGTCCTCTGGATCGTCTGGACGAGATTCTCCTTCTCCGAGTTGCGAGGATAGAAGACGTCCTCGCTGAGCCCTGTCAGCACCGCTGCATCCCACAATCCGCCAGCGTTCGTATCCTCGAAGTTCGTTGTTCCCTCATTGATGATCGCGCTTACCAGGGTGCGCACACTTGTGCTCGATGTCGTCGGCTTCACTCGCAAACGAACTGGCGCCGAGCTTTCTGCTCCTGTGTAGACGTGCATGAAGCAGGCCCAGAAGACGACCTTGCGCACCTCGCTGTAAGCAGAAGGCGACACGAGCAGTAGGCTGTTCACGCTTCCGTCGTGAACGATTCCACCATTCGCCGACGCGATGATCGCGCTCGTTCCCAGGATGTCGGTGCCCGCAGAGCTGCTGACCCGCGTGCTCTTCTCCGCGTTGATCTGGAACCCGCTGGCGAAGCGCCGTGCCATCAGAGCCCTCCACCAGTCACCTGCAGGATCTCAGCCTGATCGTTCAGGCTGGCCGTGCTGATACCGATCGCGCTGTTCTGGCCAAGGTTGTTGTCCTGGGCTTCCGTGAGCACGGCTGTGAGCACCACCGTGGACCCTCCGGAGGGGATGACCCGGCAGGTGACCGTGCGGGTGTCGGCGTCGTAGGACAGGCGCAGGAAGCCGTCCGAGATCGAGGCGCCACCGAGCTCCGAGCTGCCCAGTGTGGTCGCCACGCCGGCCTGCACGAGCTGCAGGAGGACCGTGTAGCTCGTAGGGTTTCGCTCGACGTGCGCGATCAGGTAGGTGTCAGTCACGCGCTTGATCGCCACCGCCACCACCTGCTGTCCGCCCTCGGCGACGAGTGCATACTGGATCTCGACCCGGTAGCTCGTGAGAGCTGCGGCCTTGAACCACTGCAGCAGACGCTCCTCAGGCACGGTCATCGTGTCGAAGGTCGCCGCCGTGATCCTGGTGACGAGGCTTCCAAGGAACGTCGTGTAGTCGTCGGTATTCGACCAGCGATCAGTGCTGACCTCTGACGCCTCGAAGTCATCGTTGGGGAGCGAATCGCTGCCAAGGAAGGTCGGGATGTCGAACGGAGTGCGGACGTGGATGCCATCCTGGTCGGCCACCACGAGATACTCGACGCCGCAGTCGTCCGTGTAGCGGAACAGCCCGCAGACCGGGCCCGTGAAGCGTTCGTCCAGGCCGCGAATGAAGCCTTTGCGCTTACTGAGGAGATCAGCCTCGTTGATGATGGCGTTGAAGGAGCCGTCTTCGAGCTGGCCGGCGCCAGGATCGAGCTTGCCGCCGCGCGTGTTGAGCCCCGGCCACGGCTGGCCTTGGGGACGCAACGGGAACTCCTGCCACTTGGTCATCAGAACGCCAGCAAGCTCTCACCGAGCGAGGCTGCTCGGGTCAGTGGGACTGTGTTGCTTGATCCGCGATAGACGTCGGCAGCACTGCGGATCGTAATGCGCTGACTGATGAGACGATTGTTCTTTCTCCTCAGGTCCTGCAGCTTCTTGAGGTAGACGGCTCCCATGTTCGCCGCGTTCTCGCTGTCCGTGTCGAGCAGCAGAGCGTGCGCCGCGGCAGCGTAGATCAGCACGTCGATGTCGGCCGCCGGCACGAACGGCAGCTCCGCATCCGACTCATTGGGCCAGATCTGTCGCGCGTAGTAGGCGACCGTGAGGTAGGGATCCGTGCTCGGCCCTGGCTCTGTTGACTGTTGGATGAGTGGACAGGGGGTGATCTTGATCCTGAGGATCTCATTCGGCCCGACGTCCTTCCGGTAGAACACCATCGGCCTGCCGCCGCCAAGCTGCACGTTGGCCAGCATGCTCTCGAACTCGAACGGCTGCACCTCCTGCAGCGGGCGACCCTGGAAGTTGCCGGGCTTGATGTATTCGAGCTCGGCGAAGTTCGCCGGCATCTCGTATTCATCGACGCCGTTGGTTAGGTAGATCCGCTCCTCGCGACGCAGCCACTCCCAATAGCCTTCCTTGCGGATGATGTCAGCCTCGGCCTCCAGCACGAACTGCAGGTAGGTGTCGAACTTCGTGGTTGCCCCCGTGGTCGCGTTGTATTTCGCGTCCCCGTCCTTCTCGACCAGCGTGATGACGCGGTTGACCACCCGCGCGTAGGTCATCGCCCCGCCGGGCGCAACGCGGACAGGCCGGCGCACGTCCGAGAACGTCTCGACCGAGAAGATGCCGCAGCGCAACAGCGACAGACCAGTAAGGCTGAAAGGACTGACGCCTACTGGCTGATCGACGAGCTTGCCGCTGAGGAACTCGAAGCCTGGAACACCAACCGCACCCCACAACGGGTCCGTCTTGTCGGTGTAGCTGAGCTTCGGCTGGTTGAGGTTCCGGTCGTTCAGGTAGACGTCAAGGATCACCTCGCTGTCCGTGCGCCGGATGCGCAGCCGCATGTCCTGCCAGAACCCTTTGTAGGGCATCACGTCGCCGGTCTCGTAGTCCGAGACGTCGGCCGCCGGATCCAGGTTCAGGTCGTTCAATGCCAGCACCGCGGACGCCAGGACCACCATGCCGTCGACCTCGGTCGACACCGGGCGATTCAGGCCGGGCAGCCGGCGGGCCGGCATGAACTTGACGATCTTCAGCGTCGGCGCCGTGCCATCCCGCGGCATCGTCACTCGAGCTCCGTATCCCTGGTCGTAGCACTCAGGGTCTTCCTCGGTGCCCAGATCGTAGAGCAACGGGTCCTTCGTCATGCGCGCGAGCAGCGTGAAGCTGCTCGGCGTGTCGACGGTCCCTGGATCGATCGCGCTCGGCTCCTCGCCGTCATGCGCCCAGGTGCCACGCACCACGTAGTGTGGCCCGTCCATCGCCTCGGCGGTGTAGAGCACCTGAGTCTTGAGCGATGTGACGCCAGCGGGGAACAGCGGCGAGACGCCACTGATGACTTCCGCCGCGTTGATCGGGATGACCGCCTCATCGCTGATGAGCACCCCGCCGCACGCAACGGTGTAGTTGCTGCCAATCTCTCCGTCAGCGCGCGCGAACTTGTCGATGAAGCGTGACGTCATTCGTCCACCTTACAGTCGTTGTGCCTGCTGAGGTTCTTCGGATCGCTCCAGTAGTTCTGGTCGCCAGTCTCCTTGATCTTGCCATGGTAGAGGTGTGCCGGCACCGCGTGTGTCTGCTTGAGGCTGCCCTGCTGTCCGCCAGCCTCGCGGATCTCCCTTCGACGACGCTGCACGTGCTGCTTGAACTTCGACTCGACGGCATCCGGGCTCTGGTTGCCGTCCCACGCGCTACGAACGCGCTTGTCGGCCCTGATCTCGCTGTGATCGCGACACGCACTCGTGTCGAGCATCGGCGCGTCGGCCTTCCAGTCGCGCTGCATCAGCCCCATGCCGCAGATGCACTGAACCTCCGGAGGGGGACCTTCCTTGATCGACGCGTGGACGTGTTCGGTCCACTGGCATCTTTCGCACTTGAACGTGTAGATCATCGTCGACCTCGCACCATCAGCCGCTTGCGACCGCAAGGGCGCTTCTTGCCGCCTCAGCCGAATCCTTTCTTTACCATGTTCTTCACAGCGACGTGGCCGCACGCCGCGTTGGTGCATCGAACGGTCAGCCGCACGGCTGACCGTTCAACGCGGACCGGCGCGCTGCACTTCATGCAAACGCGCTCAGCCACTACGGACACCCGGAAACGCCGGTGCAGAGCCCGTCGATGTAGCCGATCGCGTTGGGCGCGAGCACCTCGAGCGTGCCTTCCCACTCCACCATTCCCTTCGTGCTGGAGCCGATCTTCGCGAGCTCCACCGCCAGCACGGGACGCAGCACGGCGATGCGGATCTTGTTGGCCTCCGCCATCGAGATGCGGTCGTTGCGCTGGTAGCGGTGCAGGTAGATCCGCTGCGTGCCGAAGTCGCTCTGGTAGAAGTCCACCGTGTTGATGACCGTCCGATCCGCGACGGGGATGTTGTAGCGGACGTTGCTGTTGGGGCTGAGCGTCAGGTTGCTCAGCGACCGCTTCTGCGCGGCGTTAGCCCACAGCGTGTCGGTCATTGCGCCCTTCTCCCACATCGCCTGGAGGTGCTCGTTCAGGATGCACTCCGTGATGCAGTCTTCGGGCGAGCTGCCAACCACCGTGGTCACGGTCCCCATCTCGTCGGCGCTGAGACCGAGCGTCGTCGCGCAGGTCGGGTCGGAGGCCGCCGCGAAGGCGTAGAAGCCGTCCATCTTGCGCGGCAGCACGCCGCCGCTGTTGCCCTGAGCCGTTTGGGACTGACGTTCCGAATGGACCAGCGCGAACTCGATGAAGCGGGCAAGCTCCATCGTCGCCTTGCGGAGCTGGTAGACGTATTCGTCCCTGATCCCCGCGGTGTTGATGTCGCGCTGCGTGTCGGACACGTCGAACGTGCGACGGATGATGTGGGTCAGGTTGCAGAGGCGCTTGCGCGGCACGAGCGGATCGAACGTGGCGTCCGAGCCCTCGGGCGTTGCCTGCACGTCCGCGTTGCCCACATCGGGATCGCCGAACGCGGCGAGGATGTCGACCAGCCATTCGTGGCTGATGTTGTTCGCCGGAACCTTCTCGAACCCGCTCAGGAAGAGCGTGTCCATCGGCGAGATGTTGGTGATGATGTCGAGGAGATCCTCGCGGTTACCCGTTCCGACATCGAACGAGTTGAGGACTGCGGTGTTTGCCACGAAGGGCATTGCTTGTTGCCTGAGTTGGAAGTCTCAGGCAGCCCCACCGCGACCTGTCAGCCGCCGAGTCTGCGCTTCAAGTGCTGATCGAGAAGCTGCATCCCTTCCTTCTGCTTCGCTGGGTCGGTTGACGCACGCAGCTCTTTGATGCGGCGCGCTTCTTCGACCAGCTCGTCTTCTTGTTGGGCTTGCGGCTGTCGGGCACTCGGAGACGCGTAGCGCGCGGCTCCCAGATCTCCGTTCCCAGGGGGAACGAATGGAGGGACTGCCTGCGCACGGACCGCTGACCGCACAACCAGCTCTTCGGGTTCGGCAATCGCACGGAACGCTTGTTCGATCGAGCAGTGCGGGTTCCTCGCACGAAACTGATCGATGAGCGGGGCATGCGTCTGGTAGATGAACCCTGAATACTTTTGGCCGAGCGCAACCATTTCGGACTGCGCGGCCGCCTGTGACAAGGTGTTCAGAGTCGGCTGGATCCTGCCCAGGATCCGCTGCTCGAACTCGCCCAGTGTCTGCTGCATCCGGGCGTCCATCAAGACCTGCGCTCGCGTGTCGGGATCGAGACGGTCCAGGTTCGCTTGCAGCATGTTCTGATGCTGCTGCTCGAGAGAAGCGAGTCGCGCCTGGAACTGCGAAGCAGTCTCCGTGGCCTTCTTACCCATCTCGATCGCGGTCTGGAGCTCCTGATCCTTGCTGCGAAGCTGGCCTACCAGCTCCTGAATCCGTTGCTCTGCTCTCTGCGAAGTTGGCTCTACGGTCCGCGGCGAAGCTTCATCCGAGACGTCGTCCCCTTCGGCCATCAACCCCTCAGCCCGTGGCGGCGGCTGCATCATGCGAGCTTGCGTCCTTTGCAGTTGACGGTCCATCGCTTGCGCAGCGTAGCTGCCCTTCGGAGGTGGGGGAGGAGGAGGGTTGCCTCGTGAATCGACTTCGACAGGGGCCGACTCCGGCACCTGTCGACCCTGACGGTTGAGGTTTTGCCTCAACGCCAGAGCCGCCTTGTCGGCTCGTGCATCGAAGTTGCTGGGAGGTTGTTCTCCTGGCTGTGTCATCGTTCGTCTCGACGGTGCACGACTTCCGTCTCAGGATTCAGTGCCGTCCGGTCGCGACTCCGGGTTCAGCGATCAGTGCAAAGCTGCACTGATCGATCATCCACCTTGCTTGCGCGAGCCAATACCCGCAGCTCAAGTCTTACTTCGTGGATGATCGATCAGTTGGGCCTTGCGGCCCCGGCATCACGTCTTGACGTTGTTGCCCTCTCCCCATCCGCACGGGGTGTCCTGCCACTTGTTGTTGACCTCGGTGGCCGGGTGGCCGCTCCGGGTCTTGCTCTCCATCGCACTGCAGGTCGCCGCGAGGCCCGTCGAGCGGACGATGGCCTTCGCGTTGTCGCCGGTCTTGGCCTGGATCGGGCCTGGGGTTTCGTTGTTGTTCACGGTTTCACCTCTGCTGGTTGGTCTTCGGTCTTGGGCTTCGGCCTGCGCCGGAGCGCCTCGGCCAGTTGATTCTTGCGCTGCACGAGGTGTTGCGCAAGCTCCGGGTGCATCTGAGGCTTCGTCAACAAGGCCAGAACGCTCTCGAGCTCCTTCACGCGGCCACGCTGCTCCCGCAGGCCGTCGTTGGTGAGCCTACCGTCCCCGACGAGCTTCTCCCTGGCCAGCGCATGCCGAGCCTGGATGGCCTTCAGGAAGTCCTGGAACCCAGGTGCATGGCGAATCAGCTCGACCTTCGTGATCGTTTCGAGCTGCACCTGCAGATCGAGGATCTCCCGACGGAAGTGGTCCTCTTCGGCCTGCTCTCGAACCTTGACGTCCCAGAAGCTGTCAGGCAGTCCGTCTTCGGCGCGCCTCATTGGGCTCCTCCGTTCGGAGCGTTGCGCATGCCTTCGCTCTTCGCACCACCGCCTTCGCCGCGCTCGTTCTCATTGCTCCTGACCTTCGGCGATCCAGGCTCCTGATCTGGCCCGGCCGCGCCAGCGATCGGCGACTCGCCGCCGCCGCCGCCTGGGCCATTCATCAAGCCCATCTGCGCGCCGACCTGGGCGAACTGCTGGAGCATGTCCTCCTGGAACATCTGCTTCTGCTCCAGCTTGGCCATGTGCTCCATCGTGTGAGCCTTCGCGCGCGCGGCCGTGCCTGGGCTTCGCTTCTCCAGCTCCTTGAAGCGCGTCGACGACATCTCCTCGAGGTGGCCGAGGATGTGCCGCATGTCGTTGTCGTCCGGCTTCCGCGGCGGGACGTTGCCGTGATACCAGAGCTCGTGTTCCTGCGACGGGGTCAGCAGGTTCAGCTCATTCGGCACCTTCACGATCTCGTCCACGTTCCGGATGTCGAACCCGTGCTCGAGGATCATCGCCAGCAGCTTTGGACCATTGATGGCCTGAGGCCCATAGGTCTGAATCAAGATCGGAACACGGTCAAGGATGTTCACTAGCTGCTGAGTGTTCGCCATCTTCGTCGTCAGCTTGTGGCTGGCGAGCGGGATCGCGAGGAAACGGCCAATGATGTCCTGTGGGCGGATGTTGTAGCGGTCCTGGTAGCGCAGCCCCATCGGTCCCAGATCGCGCACAACGCGCTCGTAGGACATGAACTGCTGGTTGTTCCAGGACATCTGAACCAGCATCGGCACGCCAACCTCTTCTTCCCACGCTTCGATCATCGGCACGAGACGCAGGTTCGCCTCGTCGATCTCGCTCATGTGCTGCGTCGCCGTCTTGCCTTCGGAGAAGGGGTCCTTGCCGCCCATCGAAGGAGACGTCGCGCCCGTCGTCTCGCGGATGTCGACCGTCAGCACGTTCTCGGCCTTCAACGCCGCGTCACTGACCTGAGGCACGTGCAGCGGGGCGATCGACTTCTCGATGTCCGGGACACGGATCGCATGCCCTGGCTCGATGATGATCTGGCCCGCTGGCACGTTCGCGTCGTCAGCGATGAGCCACATCGGGTTTCCCTCGAGCTGCGTGGAGGCCATGAGCAGGTTGCGCTTCATGTCCTTCTCCATCGACAGCCGAGCGATCATCTCCAGGACGCCGATGCCGTAGAACTCATCCTCCAGGCTGATCGGGCGCCACGCTTGGTAGGGCTTCTGCTGGTGCCAGAACGGGCACTCGGTCACGCGCACGACGAGCTGCAAGCCCTTCGGCTCGACCATCACCACGTTGCACAGCTTCGTCTGGTAGTTGCCGCGGTCGTTCTTGATGACCAGCGGTCCCCACCAATCGATCACCTCGTAGTGCGGGATGTGCGGCGCCCAGCTCGCTTGTCGAGGATCGAAGACGCCATAGGCGTAACTCTTCCTCTCTTTGAACTCATCACCGAAGCTCGTGTCACTGCTGCCAGGATGCTCCTTGAGCGCCTCCAGGTTGAACCAGTGCCCGAGCTCGCCCATCGCCTTGACCTTGTAGTCGGGCCATCCACTCCGATCGGCAGCCCACTCCGCCTCGTCGACCGAGCTCGCGTTCGGGCTGGTGAGGAAGTCGAAGATCGAGACGTTCTGCACTTCGTTCCCGTCGAAGACCAGCTCTTGCCGCGTGAGCTTGTCGAGCTCCAGCGTCGATGCGCCAGGGAAGTTCGGATCCGGAACCCGCTTCGCGGTCCGGTAGGTCATTTCGCGAATCTCTTGGCGCCAGTAGGTCTTCTGGATCGCCGTCCCGTAGATCAGACCGTCCCGCAGGAACCGGCTCGCTTTCGGCCGGTATCGCGTCTTCGTCAAGTGGTCACGACAAAGCATCTCCTGCATCTCTGCCGCCGCGTCGTGCTCGGTGTGCTCGCCATACATCTTGAACCAACGCGGTGTGGCGAACAGCGTGCGCAGGATCTTCGGATGCAGCGTCTCGACCGCCTTGAACGGTTCCGGGCTGTGCAGCCGCTGGCGGCCATAGGTGAACGTGTCGAGCGACTCCCCTCGATACAGACGGTAGAGGATGAGCCACTTGTTCCGCAGGAACTCCATGACGTTGAACACGTCCTTGAGTCCTGACTGCACAGCGCTCTTGGCTTGCTCGACTACGAAGTCGTCGTGAGCAAGATTCTTGAACCCAACGCTCTCCTCGTAGAGCCGAGCCGATGCCTCTGGTTGCGTGCCTTCTTCGAACGCGTCCTCGGTCAGCTTGTAGGGACCACTAATCGGCTCGGTGTCTTTACGCCTCGAGAACGTGCCCATGCCGCGCTGCGGCTGCGTCATCACGCCAGTGCGCGGGTTCGGCGGCGATGCCGGCGCGAGCGTGTTCCCGAGCTCAGTGCGGTCGCCCACGGATCAGGATCCCTTTCCGGTGGGCCGGTGTCCGCCGCACGGGTTGGTTTCCATCTGCGTGAACGGGTTGATCCGGTCGTTCTCGTCGAAGTCGCTCGACTTGAGCACCATCCCCTCCTCGCGGACTTGGTTCGTGTCGATCTTCGCCGACCCGAACTGCATCTTGGGGCTCCACTCCACCAGACGACTCTGGTTGGTGTCGCTCTCCGTGGGCAGAGCGACCTTCGATGAGTCTGCAGACTTCGGTTTCATCGACCGCCTCCAGTGCTTGGTAGACCGGACCTGACCATCCAGGCCACAACCGGGCTCGGCCCGGCCACTGAGAGTCATACCACCGCAACCACTCGATGGCACGGTCCGGGTCGCTGTAGAAGCTCCGCTTGCCGGTGACCGGGTTCTCCAGACCGAAGAAGTATCCGGTCCCTGCGGAGAGGGTGAAGCCGAGGCAGTAGATCGGCGCGCAGCCCATCAGATGCGCCGTCTGGATCATGTAGCACAGCGAGTTGCCGCCAGGGTGGTAGGCGTCGCGGAACGTCTTCGGCATGAAGCCGGGCGAGTGCTGCCGCTGGATCTGGCCGTTCTTCGCTCGCTTCACCGCTCGAGGGATGTCGATCGAGATCTCGGCGATCGGCCACTTCCTCTGCCCGATCGTTCGCAGGGCGTTGCTGCCAGCGACCGAGTAGGGGCCTCCACCGAAGATCTTCTTGTTGGCTACGACAACCAGGGAGACGGGACATCGAGCGAGTCGCTCTCGCTCGGACTTCCAGACAGTGAGATCAACGACATGCCATACGCTGGGGACCAACGCGCGGAGGGTCCAGTTGGATCCGATGACGATCTCTCCAGCAGCAGCGATAAGTCCTGAGGACTCAACCAATCCTCCGGCGCCCCCAAGGAGGAAAGCGGGCCGCCCTTGTCCGACGTTTGCAAGCCAGTTCGGATCAGCACCTCGGCCGCTCGGTGCATGTAGCTGTGCCGCTTTGAAATGAGGAAGGAGCATGCGCGTCCGATCTTCTCCGCTTCGTCGCGGTTCTTGATGTAGTGCAGGATCAGCTCGACGAAATGCTCCGGCGTCTGCGCCCTTGGCGCCATCGGAAACATCCGCCTGAGTTCACTGCGATGGTCGTCGCTGACTACGCAGGTGCCACAGGCCGCCATCTCGAGGAAGCGAGGGTTCACGTGCGACGCCGGGAGGTTGGCATCGTTCCAAAAACCTGTTCCTTCCTTCTTCGGCATCTGAACGCAGAGCGACAAGCCCTCAGGGATGTTCATCGATCTGGGTCGACCAAGCACTCTCTTCTTGAAGCACTCCGCGGTGATGGCTGGATTGCGATGGACGTTGAGCCCTACGAGGCAACCACCGTAGAAGCGCGGATGATCGCTGACCGCGACCCACTTCGAATCACGCTTCGCCACCGTCTTGAAGAAGCGAATGTCCGCCCCATCGATGACTCGCTCGACTGGCTTCAACCACTCCAGGCGCGGCACCAGGGTCGCGTTGCCAAGGAAGAAGGCGGTTGTCGTTCGCTGGTCGTAGTTCCGGTAGGCGAAGTGGTCGACGTCGACTCCTGGCGGCAAGTAGAAGACATGTGATCGGTCCTTCCTCGATCTTCGGTGAATCTCGACGGTGCAGGCGTCCATCGTGAACACGAACTGGAAGCGCGGGCTGTAGCGCGCCGTCTCGCCGGTCTCGTAGGGCTCATCGCAGAGGTAGACAGCGGTCTTGATCCCATCTCGACGCAACCGCTGCAGGAACTCTTCGTTGCTGGCCACCCGCCCATGATGGCACCACACCAGATGCGGTCGCCACTTCGCGATCTGGTCGCCGAAAGACTTCGCTGTCCCCGGCATCATCCGACTTCGATACGGCGATGGAGTCGTTGTGCCCATCCGACGCAGCGCACTGATGTCGAAGATCTTGACCTCGCAGCCAAGCGACTCGAAGCCCTTCTTCCAGCCGATCCGGTAGTCGTCTGAGTAGATCAGGCCTGAGTCGTCAGCGATCGCGACTCTTGCCTTACAACCTACGCCTGCACCAAGCTCTCTAGCCACGAGCGACCGTCACTCGGCTGAGCTCGTGTGGCGAGTGTTCCACCTCGCTGTAGCGAACGCTGGGCGCCGCCCAGCACGACCCGCCATTGCTCATGCAGAATCGCGACCAGTAGGTCATCGGATCATTCGCGCCGAACGGCGGCGTCTTCTTCGCGAAGGCGGTCTGCACGACCACGAGCCTACATCCCTCACTCGTCGGGTTGTTGTGAGCTCGCTTCACCGGATGCAGCGTTGCACTCTTCGTGTTCGGCCACGTGTCCACGATGCCGCAGATGGGATCGCGATGGAACACGACCTGAACCTTGCCGAACCACTGCGGATCGGCGAGACGAACCTCCGGACCGATGATCGCCGTCAGCTTCTGCGTGCACTCGTCGAGGCCCTCTCGCAGTGTCTGGTTCAACCCGACCGCCGGGTTGTTGTGCAGGAGCTGCCACGATTGACCGAAGGTGGCGAGGAACATCTCGAGCTGCTCGAAGTCCTTCCGGACCCCGCCGTCGACCATCACGATGAGGCGGAACGGAACGTCGGTGTTCTGCGCGATCGCCGAGATGGCGTCAGGCGCCAGCTCCACGTTGCTGATCGGGATCGGAACGATGATGTCGAGCAAGGCTGTTCTCCTGTTGCTTGGCGCCCTCGCGGGCTGAATGTCGACGTTCGCACTTGCGTGAGCAGTAAGTGACAACCGCTCGACCTGCACGCATGTTGGCGCGAACCGGCCCTGCAGGCAAGATCACATCTCGTTTGCAGCCGTGACACGGCACGAGGACCGTGTCGCCTGGGGTCTCCAAGGCCATCAGAGGATCCAGCCTTCAGGCTGCTTGGCCTTCGGAGAAGAGGGGACGGTATGCGGCCGTCCAGCGCCAGGGATGATGATGACCCCGTTGTCGTCGACCGGGATCGATTGGAGCTGCTGCGCCGCTGGATCCATCGGGCGGTCCTTGCGGCCGACCTCTCGAGCGCTCGCGGCGAGCTGTTGCGACTGCAGAAGCTCGTCCTTCGTGCGCGCCTGGAATCGGTAGCCGTCGCCAGGGTGTGAGTTGCTGCTGACCGCTGTGCCACTGAGGTTCTCGATCCCGTTCTGCACCGCGTTCTTCACCGCCGCCACAACCTGATCGATCCAGGGCTGCGAGCCAAAGCGCTGAGTCAAGATCTCCCCGGTAGCCTGGGCTGCTGCGGTGGCCTCCGGAAGAAACTGTCTTGGTGGCTTGCTGGGCGCTCGCTGGACGGATCGCCCGCCAATCGGTTGAGCCATAGGTTGCCTGCTAGTCCTGCTTGCTGGTCGCGCCGGATGTTGTCTCGCGCCGGGAAACCATAGTCGGGATTGAGCTTCCCGTCGACCATCGACGGCTGTTGCCTGATCGATGTCGCCATTCGCCACCCGGCCGGCGGGGCTGGCGCGATCATGCGCCCTTCCTTGTCCTGCTTGTCGATGTCCGAGATCGCATCCGGAATGTCGTCGTGCTGGCTGTAGGGCCATTCGGTCATCTCGTTAAACATCGGCGCCCACTTGCGGTGCTGCTCACGCAGGCTGCGGGCGAAGTAGATGTGGCCGCCACGGAACCGAGGCTCGCTCGCCTCGATGCGCATCTCCTTGATCTCCTGGTTGCGGCCGGGCACCGCGATGAGCTTCGGGCGAATGAACGTCTCACGCCGGATCTCTTCGAACAACGACTGCAGCAGCTCCTTGTGCGTCGTGTCTTCAACGACGATGCCGCGCACGGCGATCGTCTGGTAACGGTTCCACAGGTCGCACGCGATGCGAACCGAGTCGCTCGGCTTCCAGCGGCCAACGTAGAAATCGCGCACGTAGGCCACGCGGTTGCAGTCCAGCGACACGACCCAGAAGCACGTTCGGTCGGCCTTGCCCTTCTTCTTTTCCTCAGCGATGAACGCAAAGTCCGTGAAGATGTAGGTCCAGACGTGCTGCGGGATGTCGCGGTCCTCGATCACCCGGAAGTAGTTGCCCTTGAAGATCTTTTCTTCATCAGTCGTCGGCTTGTTCTCGTAGTAGCAAGCGAACTGGCGCGGAGGCAAGAGCGCTTTCTGCTGAGCGACATACGCCTCAGTGAGCCGACCTGGGAAGAAGAGTGTTCCGTCAGGGTTCTTCCAGCCGTGGATGCTCGTCTCGAAGAGATCGCGCATCGCCTTCGTCTTGAGGATCGTGCAGTAGAGATCGGCGTAATGGTGCAGCGTGCCGATCATCAGGATACGGCAACCAGGATCGAGCTGAGCTAGCATCTCGCCGAACCAGTGCCACGTGGACTGGATGCCCTCGATCGTCTTCGTGTTCTCCTGACTGACCACGTCGTCCATCACGATCAGGTCCCAGTGCGACCCGGTCCACACCTCGCCGCAGCCAGCAGCCAGCAGCGTCGCTTCCTTCGCGTGCTTGATCGTGCGCAGCGCACTCGTGAACTCGCCAGAGCCCTCCTTCCAGTCCTTTCCCCTGTGCACGCCGAAGCGCTCTCGGAACCATTCCGAGTCGATGATCTTCATCGCCTGCTTCACGAACTTCTTCGCCTGCTTGCCGGTCTCAGAGGCGACGCAGATGCGGATGTTCGGGTTCCTGGCGATCTCCCAGCAGACCAGGGCTACGTTGAAAACAGCGCTCTTGAATGAGCCACGAGGCCAGAGCTGCAGCTTGTAGGTATAGATCCCTCGCTCGCTCTGCGGATCCGGTCGCCACGTCCAGTTGAGGATCTCGTTCGCCCCCTTCCCGTGTGGATACTGCTTGGCGTCCGGCGCCGCCCCTGAGTCGCGAGCGAAGTCGAGGAACCCTTCAACCGTCTTGTAATAATCGACCTCTTCCTTGAGTCGATAGTTACGCAGCTCCTCAGGACTCAGTCCTTTGAGGGTGTCGGGAAGAGCTGTGTCCATGGGAACCGGAGCCGCTCAGCGGCCACCCTCTCGGTCTTGGCCCACCTTGCCCACCCGCCAGCCTTGCGCGCCTGAGCGACCTTCTTGACCCGCTTCTTCCGGTTCGCAGCCGTGCTGCGATCGAGCGACTTGACCATCGCGTCGGGGATGCTGTCGGTGCCGTAGAAGTGAGCCCACAGATCTGGCCTGTTCTCCACCTTGTAGCACGAGCGCAGGATGTCCAGCAACTGCACGTCAGACCAACCCTTCGCTCCAGCAAAGTCTTCGTCGTAGCCGCCGACCGCGAAGAAGTCATCTCGGTGCAGCAGCCACGTGTTCGGGCTCGTCATGTCCAACTTGCCACTGTTCTCGTGCTTGAGCCCATACTTCACGGCGCGCCCGCGCGTGAGCTTCTCGGCTGCCTGCAGCATGCGCCGCATCGTCGGATCATCGAACACCATGTCCGGATCGATCATCAGACACCAACCAGCGCTGTGCTGCATGCCCAGGTTGCGAGCCCCAGGCTGGTTCCAAGGGATGTCCTTGTCGACGCGGAACAGCTTCGCACTCTTGCAGAGCAGCGCCAGCTCGATGACCCACTTCAACTCCACAGCCGGAGTGCCGCAGTCGTCCACGATCACAACGTTCAGGTGCTCGAGCACCTCGTCCGACAAGCGCGAGATCGTTTCAATCTGCTTCCACAGCATCTGTGGCTGACCATACACAGACATGACCAGTGTCAGGTCAGTCATGATCGTAAGCGCTTCCAGATGGTGAGGTGCCTCGCGTGCCGCGTCTCTCGGTGGACAGACTTGCCCCACTCGGAAAGGATCGGATCGAAGGAATCGAGCTCGAAGTCCTGCAGACCATGCCGGTCGTGACGGTCCGGGACCGCGATCACGATCCACCTTGCCTTCCTCTTCGCCCACTCGAGGTGCTCACGCCACGTCTTGATGTGCTCCAACGAATCGCAGAACAGAATCACATCAGGCGGTATGTCGTCCACACTCCATGCTTCATCGGTGTGGTAGACCTGCAATGTAGACAAGCGTTTCGCCATTCCTACAGCGATCTCATCTGAGTCATTCCCACTCATCTGACACCGGAAACGCCGTTTGAGCTGAGACATGATGAGCCCGTCACCGCATCCCACCTCGTGGAAGTAAAGGAACTTGTTCGGGAGGCTAGCCACCAAGCAATCCATCAGATCGTCCACATGCTTCGAGTAGGTGGTGTTCGGATCCGCAAACTCCTGGAAGTGGTAGCAACCACGCTCTGCATACTTACTCATGAGCCATGTCTCCTGAACGATAACAGCTTATTGCTGTAGATGTCCTTGTCGATCGTGTAGATGCGCTTTGGTGAATCCTTGATCTTCCACAACACGAACGGCAACCAGATCTGATCGCGCGGAAGGTCCTTCACGAACTGCCACCAGAGCGGTGCCGTGAAGATCTGAAGTGCGTTGCAGTGCACCCGGCGCGCGATCACGCCGCAAGCCCACAAGCCAAAGTGTCGAGGGAAGCCAGCCAGCATCATCGTGCTACGCGCCTTCTCACCCTCAACTGCCGTGAGCTTGCCCTGCTTCACGCACTCATCGATCTCGTCGTAAGCGCACGTGCGCGACGGGTGCTTGAACATCGCCGCATCATGCTTCTCGAGCCACGTCTCGACCGAATCGCGCACCAGACCCTTCGGAGAGAAGGAGGCGTCGAGGTAGAGAGACCATAGCCCGGTCTTCGGCGGATGGAGGATCTTCTGCTCGCGGTTCCACAACACTCCTTCACGGCCTCCCTTGATCTCGTCGGGCGCGATCCTTACATCAGTGAGCACTTTCGGTTCATTGGTGATGCCCGTCGGCCGCTTGTCGTAGCCCTTCGTCAGCGCGGTGTAGACGGTTCCTACGCTGAGCGAGAGCGAGGAGGACATCACTCGCTGCGGCGCAGCAGAGTCATGCCGTTGTTGTTCGTCAGATGCAGGTGACGTGTCCATTCGCCTTCGCTCTCGCTGAGGAACTGATCGATCGCCGCGACCAAGCCCGGCTTGGTGCCATCCTTGCCGATCTTGCCGAACGTCTCCGTGTCGTGAAGTGCTATCCACTTCGAACTCTTCGGCCCATGGCGACGAAGCTCAGCGATGAGATGCTTGTAGGTGTGCAAAGAGTCGATGTGCAGCAGTTGGCACTCGGGGATGTTGATCTCCAGGCTATCACCACGCACGAAGGAGAAGTTCGCGGCTGCGCGCTTGAGTGAGACGCAGTGCGGGCGGCAGTCGGCGACATCATAGGACGTCACCTGCTTGCCGCTTGTGCACAAGGCGATAGTGCTGAGACCTTTGCGGAAACCGATCTCTACGATGTGCTTCACCTCGGGATCCATCGCGAGACCTCGCAGTAGTCCGAGGTGCTCGCTGATGTCGGTGGAGGCGCCACTGTAGGCACGGAACTCGCTCATCACGTTCACGCCAGCCTCCTCATGCGCTTCCAGTTGGCGATCCGCTGCAGCAGCTCCTTGGTGCCGCCCTTCACGCCGAGCTCGTTGGCGGTCTGCGCCTTCTTGTGCCTGACGAAGGACCTCGGCACGACCTTGAACGGCTTGTGACCGACGAGTCTGCGCAGCACGGCGCCCGTGACGTCGTCACTGCCGTAGTTGCTGAACTCCGGCGAGAAGAGTTCGAAGCCGAACTTCTTGCGGATCATCTCGATCGTTGTCACCGGCACGAGCCAGCAGAACGCTGAGACCTGATCCCAACGCACGGGATCGAGATCCCGTGAGGACTCCGCTACGGCGACCTTCGTCGCCGTGATGTCCGTGCACGGCGAGAGCACCAAGTTCCCTTCGCGCTCTCGCAGAAGCGACATGAGCCACGACGGCTCCGGGAACTCCAGATCGTTGTTCAGCACCAGCACGTGCGTGTGCGTGGTCGGGAAGCCACTCTTCTTCATGTCGAAGATCTCGCGCTTGATCGCGAGGTTCACCGCCACGCCGAAGCCTTCGTTCTTGTCCATGTGGGCGTGCCACGTGAGCGGGTGATTCACCGGCCGCACGGCCGCGTTGTTGACGGCGACCGTGGCGATGACGTCCCCGGACTGCACCGGGCAGCCCTCGAACTCCATCAGCATGCGTTCCGTCATCTTCACGAGCTTCTCGCTGCCGGCGTAGGGGGTGATGGCGAGGATGCTCATTCGAGTTCGGCCTCCTTCACGAACTGAATGACCATCGCTGATAGCTTTGCCCTGAGTGCTACCTTGCGGTCAGCGGCCCGACGCATCACTTCCGTGACACCTTCGAGGTGGATCTGCCAGTGGCCGTATCGCAAGCAGTCGTCGAGCGCATCGTATTCCTGCCACTCAGGACTGTTGACCACCCGAAGCCAGATGGCGTTCGCCTCCGCGTTCGTGGCCTTGAAGCGGATCTCAACGATCTGATGGTGCTCCTTGTCGTCGAAGTCGCTCATAGCTCAGTCCTCATCGTCATCGTAGTCCGCTGTGGCCACTTCGGCCGGCACGGCATCGCCCTTGTCCTCGAGCTGCTTGAGCTCCTCGATCTCGAGACGACGCTTGCCCTGCTTCTGTCGAAGCAGGGTCAACGCCTCGATCTCGGCCATCTGCTCCTCGCTCACCTTGTGCGTCACCTCGCTGCGATGGATCGCGCGCTCGACCACGCCGAGCGACTGCAGCAGCTCGACCTTCTCGCGCTCGATGCGCCAGTAGGCTGAGTGGTCACCGTTCCTGATCGCCAGCTCCTGTGAGCGCTCACTGGCGAGCTGGAGCTGGCCAGCGATCGTGTCGAGCCTGATGCCGAGCACCTGCGAGCCGAGCTCGCTCGCGTAGGTGTTCCAAGTGCGCATCACCTCCGTGGGGTCGAGCCCCAGGTCGCGCGCGATCACCTCGGTGCGGAAGCCCTGGTCGCGCAGCACCACGATGATGCTGGTCTTCTGCACCGGCACGAGCTCGCTGAACCACTTCGCGCGGTCGCTCTTCGGCACGGTCTGCATCGTGCCCCACATGCGCGTGCCGAGCTCTTCCAGCGTGTAGCGGATCGTGATCCCGTCCAGACCCTTCGGAGGGATGACCCCCGCTTCGAACACGAGATCGGCGAGCTCGGGCACCGAAAGACCTGCAGCGGCTGCAGCTCTTTCGAGTTGCTCGCGCGCGGCAGGATTCGCCAGCGGCGGCGGCTTGCTGGCCTTCTTGCCCACGGTGCTAAGTCCTCAGCGCTCAGCCGGCCTTGCGGGCCCTGCGCTTGCTGACCTTCGCGACCGGCTTCGCCGCCATGACGTTCGCCTGCACCTGCACGATGGTGCCACGGACGTCGTGGTTCAAGCCAGCCGGCATGTGGTGCTTGATGGTCATCCGGTTCACCTTCGCGTAGCTGTCGCTACGCATGCGGCCGAACACCAGGGCCTGGAGGGTCTTGAGCTCTTCGACGCTGAGCACCGTGTCCACTTCGATGCTGAGCATCACCTTGCGCATTTCGGTCATCTGTTCGATCTCGGGTTAGGGGTGAGTCCGAAGGCTACCGCTCAGCGGCCACGGGTCAAGCCTGGTCATGTTGCAGGTATCTGTCGATGAGCCTCTTTGCCTCCCTGAACGCAGCACGGTAGTTCTCGACGTGCTCAGCGACCAGCCCCACTGCTTCAGGGTCCGTCGCCGAGAAGTCGCCGTAACGCAAGCGATCGTTCGTTCTGGCGTAGTCGCGCCACTCCTTGGTCTCGACCAGGATCGCCATGATCTCATTCGCCTGCGTGCGAGTGGCCTTGTAGAGCACCCCGCACAGGTCGAAGTCCTCAGGCTCTTCGAAGTCGGTCATGGCTTCACCCTATGGGCGAGGATCATCCACGGCGATCGCCGCGTTGGCTCGCATGCGCACGTCTTCGAGAGCTGTCAGCGCGAGCGACAGGTTGCGGCCGGGTGGGCAAAGGACGACGAGCTTGCATGCGAGCTCGAAGGTCTCATGACTCACGGCGTGGTGATCTGCGGCAGCCTGCTCATCGCGAGGTGCCCGGTAGAAGAAGCGGCGCCGCAGCTCGTCGTGGGTTGGCGTCGCAACCTGCGCCTGTGGCCTGCGCGGGCCCTCGTCAGTGCCTTCAGTGCCGTTACCCATTACTGCTCGTCTCCGGCTTCGTCACCGTCACCTTGGGCTTGCTCTGGATCACCACGGTCGGCTTCTGCTGCACCACCAGCGACAGGATCTCGCACGCCCGGAAGATCATCACTTGCTTGCCAGCCAGCAGATCACCACTCTCGTTCCTGATCCACTGCAGCGCCTTCTGCGTGTCGACGAACCGCGGGATCGTCGGAATCGGGACCAACGTGCCCTTGGGCAGATTCAGGTCTGGCCCGGCGATCTCGTAGATGCAGTAGTCGCCTTCACCATCACCGAGCACGCGCTTGCGGATGCCGCGTTGCGGGATCTTGCGCTCGGCGACGGGGTCCTCGGGCGTGGCCGACGGAGGAGGGGGTGGGGTCTTTGCCATCGCCGAAGTCTACTAGCCGCTGAGCGAAGATCAAGCAAGCGGCTCCGACTTCCTCGGCCGCCCGCGCTTGGGCACGTGATCGCGGCGCTTCCGAACCCATTCTGGGTTCGGCGGGCTTTCCCTCCAGTGGTCCATCAACACGGCGATCATCGCGCTGAGCCCGATCACGCTCGGCTTGCTGAACAGTAGTTGGCTCAGCGCTGTGCGAGCGTCCGTGAGCTCGTCGTGCACACGAGCATCGATCATCAACTGTCGGTAGGAGATCGCAGTCATCGCCCACTCCTCCGGCTGAACCCTGGGTAGAGGCCACCCTGGTTCTTGATCCACTCGCGGCTCGGCGGTGACCCACTCTGCCAGTGGTCGAGCAGCCGGCCGCGATCCAGGATCGTGTCGAGCTGGTCGTTCACGGCCTTCAGCCGCTCGAGCGTCCTGGCGTCGATCTCGACCCTCACCATGCTGTAGCCTTGTTTCATGGCATGATGATACCTCACGCCAGGAACACCGCAATACTAGAGAGAAGGTTTTTAGGTCCGTTCTGTACTCTCCGCTCCCACACGTAGGCGTGTGCGCCCGCGTGCGCGCCACCCGTGCACACTTCGTGTGTGTGTCTACTCTAAGTAGAGGTGACTCTTGAAAACATGGTGGTAAGGCGGTTTTGGGTTGGTTGTGGGAAAAAATCTAGGGTTGTGGGACGGGAATGGGACTCCTCCGTTGGGAAGTCCGCGGGGAGAGAAGGTGGGCCTCATTCAACCCACATGGCAGGTGGGCCCCGCCCCGATCGGGTCTCGCAACCTGCGCGCGTAACACCTGCGCCCCTGCGAGCTTGCGCGCGTGATGCCAGGACGCTGGGCGCGCGTGATGAGGGGGCGAGAGGAGGGCAGGATGAGGGGAGCGCATGCAACATGCGATCCTGACAGTTGGTCGCGCATTATGCGCGATGCACTATACTGCATACGATTATCAGAACTTGCCTCCAGGCTTCCCCTCACCAATCTATCCCCGTCTCACTTTGATCTTGCTTCCATGCCACGAAGCGCTCTCTCTCACCTTTGATCTTCCTAACTTGACTCTCCCTGAGTTCGTGGTAATCTCCCTGAAGCTCACGGAGCCCATTCACCCGCGCCCAGCTTCCGCACACCGCGGAGCTGCTCGCGGCCACGCTTCTCGAGCTCCAGGCCTCACCATGGCACGTTCGATCGTTCTCCGCTTCGCCGCCCAGTGTTTCGACTGTGGCGCTTCTCTCTCCGCCGGGTCGACCGCGCGCTGGTTCGGCAAGGGCCGCGTGAGCTGCTGTGGCAACCCAACCACCAAGCCGGTCGACCAGCTCACCAACGCCCTGCAGCAAGGCATGCAACCGCACCACCTGCCGATCGTGGCCGAGCAATCGCCCACTATGCTGCTCTGCGTGCGCCTGGTCTCCGGGGCGCGCTTCCTGGTGACCGCTCAGCACGCTGTGCACGTCATCCGCTGCATCGAGGAGTCGCTGCAGGACAAGGTGCGCGACGTGATGCGGGCGGCTGGAGATGCACCATGACCCTCCGCAAAGACCCGCCCCGTTCACGCTTCCGCGGCATGCTGTCCGCCAACGGCAATCTGTTCGCCGACGCATACGCGGCCGAGATTGCCGCGAGCATCGCGCGTGATCCATCGCGGTGGGTCGATTCCGTCGAGTCTGCTGCTGCGACGGATCTCGCCGGCCGCATGACCGTCGGCCTGATCCAGCGCGCGGCGACTTTCAGCAACACGGCCAAGCGCGCGTGCCGCAAGCTCGGCATCACACCGACGCAGACCGCCGTGCGAGAGTTCTGCGGCCCGCTCGTCGAGCACGTCAACGCGGACGGCGTGCCGGTGCTCGGCACGTGCGGATGCCGTCCCGATGGCGTCGAGCCGTGCCGCTTACACGGAGGAGCCTAGGTCATCGTGCGCAAACACTACCCCGAGCCTCCGCGTGGGGACTGACCCTCCGCAGGGTCGCGTGGCTTCTTCGCCGCGCCTGACGATGGCCGCAGCAACGGCCGAAACCCTTGGAGAGTCTTCGCTCTGCGAAGACAACGTTCAAATGGCTCACTACTTCGAATCTGGATTCTTCGTTCGCGAGGAGGCATGGCACGGGCTCGGCACGGTGTTGAAGGAAGCGCCGCGCAACACGCGCGAGGCGCTCCGCGTCGCTGGACTCGACTGGCACGTCAACCTCGCGCCGGTGTTCTGTGTCCCTGGCATGGACGCAGAACTTGCCCGCACGAAGGGCATTGCCTACGCCCCGACGAAAGAAACGCTTTACTGCGAAGACTCACGCGCCATGGTGCGCGAGATTCACCTCGCCAACGGCGACCTGAAGACCGACGTGCTGGGCATCGTCGGCACGCGCTACGTGCCGTTGCAGAACACGGACGCGTTCGCGTGGTTCGACCCGCTGATCGGCGACCACGACGTGACGCTCGAGGCCGCAGGGAGCGTCAAGGAAGGCCGGCACGTGTGGATCCTGGCTAAGATCAACACCGCACCCGTCCAGGTGGGCCGCAACCCGCAGGACGTCGCCAACCCCTACCTGCTTCTCTCCAACAGCCACGATGGCTCGCGCGCCGTCACGGTCGCGTTCACGCCGATTCGCGTGGTGTGCTGGAACACCCTCTCAGCAGCAAACCGGGCTGCAGATGCAGCCCGGAATTCGACTCGGAAGGTGCGGCACACCCGCGCGGCCGCGAACACGCTCGCAGAGGTCCGGGAGACCATCAACCTCGCCTCGCGTGACTTCTCGGCCAAGGCACTGCTGTGGCGCGAGATGGCGACTGCGGACCTCGCTCCACGAGGTTCGCAGAAGCTGGCCGCGATCGTGCAACGCTACTCGCGGCTCGTGTTCTCGCCGGCCGCGACCGTTGAGAAGGCGCGGCAAGCGGGCACGCTTGACGATCTTCCTGAAGTCCGCGCCGAGCCGCACGTGTGGAAGCTGCTGCACGACGGCCCGGGGGCCGACAGCGCGGGCATCACTCCGTTCGGGCTCTACATGGCCGCGACGCACTACAGCGACCACCACAACGGCCACAACGCCAGCACGCGGCTCGCCAGCACGTGGTTCGGCAACGGCGTGCAGGTGCGTGAACGGGCGGAGAGTGAGGCCATGGCGCTTGCGGGGATCGAGTGATCCCCGTGGGCAAGCTCCCCCTGTGAAGCGCGCGGCGAGCCTCGTCTCTCGCCAAGGCCCCGCCACTCACAGCCGGGCCGCTCGCCGCGCGGCGGCAATCCTACCATGGCGACGCGAGTGATGCTTTAGAAGGGCATGTCCGGCCACTCTTCGCCGATCGGCTCGAGCTCCCCCTCAGCGACGCGAGCGATCTCTTGCTCACGATCGAAGTTCGCCTGCACGTTGTCTCGGTGCGCACCCCACTCCAGGTTGTCTGCCCGGTTGTTCAGTGAGTTGTGATCGATGTGGCACGAGTCGTTCTTCCCATCCGGAGGGAGGCCATGGAAGGCGAAGGTGACGAGGCGATTCACGAGTGCCTTCTTCCGCTGGCCTTCGATGCAGAGCGTGACCCACTCAGCTTGACGGCCATGCCGCTCGACGATCCATGGCTTGAGCGTTGGGTTGTAGCCGCGCTTGTAGCGCGGGTTCGTGGCCCGGATCTGCCCTTCCTCACTGGCCTCGTAGCCAGGGAAGCCAGGGATCTTGCGCCATTCGACCACTCACCACTCAGCATGCCTTGCATCCTTCCTGATCGCAAGCTACTGTTTCTCGCGTCGAAGCCATTCGACACCCTCCATGGTGAGTCGGCAAGTTCTAGCCCCTCCTGACCGCCCCTTGCCGGGCTCCAGCCCCGCCGAGAGTGAACGCTCGGCGGGGCTTTTTTCTTGTCTTCCTTGCAGGCTGAGCGCTGATCGATAAGCTCCATGGACCGCCGTGGACGGCGCTTGTGTGCCGCAACCCATCGACGGGGCCACTTGTTTCCCTCGGAGGAGTCCGATGCTGAACTTGTTCGCGTCTTGGATGCTCTTGCTGCTTCCGGTGCCGATCTCATCGGCACCGTCTGCCGTCGACCCTGGCGTGGTCTGGAGCCACGTCAGCAGCGAAGGCGTGGTCTCGATGCTGTTCGACGACGGCAGTGCGGCCACCATGCTGGTCGATGTCGAAGGCACGGTGACAGTGAGCGCAGCGAACGCTGCGATCGCGCATGCATTGCCGCAGGGGCCCACAACCGGTGGTCCCATCCCCACCCTGACGACGGCCTACAAGGACGAGGACGGGATGACGCACACGATCACGACACCGATCCCGAGCACCACTCCAGCGGGCCTCGAGTCCGCCTTGCGGGTGCATCGTGATCTGGTGCGCTTGATGAAGGGCATCTACCCTCCAGCTCCGCACCCGGGCTAGCTGCCAGGCAAGAGCCATCGCATCATCACCCGGCCGAGAGTGAACGCTCGGCCGGGTTTTTTCTTGCCACCACTTGCGGCCTGAACGCTGAGCGGTTAGCATTGAACAAAATGCTCAACCTCCTCAACCAGAACGTCGTTCTCCTCTGCCTCAACTACATCTACGCCGGGAAGCTGGTCGAGGTGGACGCAGACCACGTTGTCCTCGAAGATGCGAAGCTCGTCTACGAAACCGGGCCGTGGGGCGAGAAAACCTGGAGCGATGCCCAGGCACTCCCCGCTGCCCGTTGGCAAGTCTCGCGGGCTGCCATCGAGTCGTTCGGCCTCTCCGGTCGATGATCCGTAGCCGCAAGCAACGCTTTCTCCGGTCCGGGTCCTGGTCCAGGTCCAGGTCCAGGTCCTGGTCCTGGTCCAGGTCCGGGTCCTTGTCCGGGTCCAGGTCCTGGTCCTGGTCCAGGTCCGGGTCCGGGTCCGGGTCCAGGTCCTGGTCCGGGTCCTGGTCCGGGTCCAGGTCCGTGTCCAGGTCCGTGTCCAGGTCCGTGTCCGGGTCCGGGTCCTGAGTCCTCACCAATGATCCGTAGCCGCAAGCAACGCTTTCTCCGGTCCGGGTCCTGGTCCAGGTCCAGGTCCTTGTCCTGGTCCTTGTCCTTGTCCGGGTCCAGGTCCGGGTCCGGGTCCAGGTCCTGGTCCTTGTCCGGGTCCTTGTCCGGGTCCTGGTCCTGGTCCGGGTCCGGGTCCGGGTCCTGGTCCTGGTCCGGGTCCAGGTCCTGGTCCGGGTCCAGGTCCGGGTAACATGAACCTCACCGTCGGCTTCAACGGCTCTCAGTTCGTCATCGACACGAACAAGCAGGTCGTGCCGGCGATCAGTGAATGGATCGGCTGGCGCCGCATGCCCTACGGGAGCTACGTGGCGCCGTGCTACCCGAGCAGCGTGCTGGGTATCAAGCAGTCGCCAGCGGTGACGCTGAGCTGGGCGATGGATGCGGCGAAGGTGCGTGACTCATTGCTCGCGAAGCTGCAGCGCGCACGCGACGCGCTCTCCGGGGCTCAACACACGGTCTTGCTGCCAACATCGCGAAGCCCACGGAAGCATCAATCGCAGGCCGTGAACGCGATGCGAGCGATGGGCCATCGCGCACTTCTCGCTGACGATATGGGCCTCGGCAAGACGAGCTCAGTGCTATGGGCTGTGCATGATGCTGACGTGCAGAATATGTTGGTGGTCTGCCCGGTGTCAGTGAAGTTCAACTGGCAAGCCGAGATCTTCACTACGCTTGGGGATGCGTGGATCTCGATGGTGATCGATGGTTCGGCCAAGAAGCGCGCCGATCAGTTCGCCGAGATCACTGCATTCGACAAGTTCAAGCGCGCGATCATCATCAACTACGACCTGTTGATCCACATCACGGACGCACAGCGTGCGCAGTTGATCGAGTTCAGCAAGGGCGCGTTCGTGGTGTTCGACGAGAGCCACTATCTCAAGAGCCGCACGGCCAAGCGGCTGCACGAGTGCTCGCCCTTGGCAGCGCAGGCTCAGTTCGTGTGCTGCCTCACCGGCACCCCGATTCGCAACCTCGCTGATGATCTCTTTACCCAGGTCGAACTGATTCGACCTGGGACATGGACGTCATACCGAGACTTCGCTAAGCGCTATCTCGTCATTCAATCTGTCAAGTTCGGTAAGCGTGACGTGCAGAAGATCGTTGGGACGAAAAACTTGACAGAGTTGAATGCCGTGATGAACACCCTGCAGATCCGCCGCACCAAGAGCGAAGCCATCGACCTACCTCCGAAGGTCTACACCTACCCCGAGCTCGAGCTCGAGGGGCCGCTGCTCAAGCTCTACAAGGCGATGAAGGAGTTCGCGAAGATCGAACTCAGCAAGCTGGCCACTGCAACGCAGGTGGACGCCAACGGAGTGGGGCCTGTGACGATCTTCGATCCGCGGGCCAAGAGTGCTGTGGAGCAGGCTCTGCGGTGCGAGCAGATCGCCCAGGGGTTCATTGGCGGAATCCCTGACCCAGTGATGGCGAAGGTCGGGCCTGAGATCCTGAAGCACGCCGAGCGGATTCCAGGGCGCCCCAACGAGCTGATCTTCCCGAACGCACCGAAGCTGCTGTGGTTACTGGAAGCAGTGGAGTCGGTTGTGAAGCAGGGCGGCGCGCCGATGATCGGCACCCGGTTCAACGCGCCGATCGACTGGCTGTTGAAGTCTCTGTATGAGCGAGGGATCGATGCTGGCATCTTGCATGGCGGCAGAAGCGCCCATGAGCGAGCGGTGACGCTCGAATCGTTCCAGCAGAAGAAGATTCACGCCCTCATCGTTCAGGTCAAGATCGCTGAGGGATGGAATGCGACGCGCTGTCAGGACGTGCTGTGCTTCGGGCGCGACTGGTCGCCAGCGATCAACATGCAGTTCGAGGACCGGGCGCATCGCATGGGGCAGACCGGCACGGTGAACGTGCAGATCCCGATCGTTCGCAAGACGATCGAGGTGATGATCGACCGCAGGCTACGTGCGAAGGGCGCAGACGCGAATCAGGCGTTGAAGAACATGACGATCGAAGAGCTGATGGAGGCGTTGTAGTGCTTACACTCAAGATCCAACGCTCACTGAACGATGGCGGTAAGACAGTGCTAGTCTATGACGAGACGCGCTGTTATGTGCGGCAGTTTCCTTGCGACAAGTCGCTTGGTGATCTGTTCGACGCCTTGCAGACGGAGAAGCTCTACGTTCGAGCCAAGCTCAGCAATGGCTACCTGCAGGTATTGGAGACACTCGAGGAGCAAGACTGGTGAACCACGGCCACGAAGCTATCAAGGCCAAGCTCAAGGCTTGGTTCCAGAACAGCTACCATCGCGAGTCGTTCCGCTGCAGCATGGGCGAGGTCAAGCTCAGCACGGCAGGGATGAAGGCGATGCTAGGTTTCCTCGCGCAAGGGGTCGCGTTGTGGGCGATCAACGATCCGATCTACACGACTCAGCTCATCAGTGCCCACGAGAAGCTGAAGGCGATGAACCTGGAGCTTGAACTGATAGCTGATGGGAAAAAGGATCCCGCTTACCACTTTAGCATGATCTGTGGTAGCATGATCGAGTTGGCCGTGGAAGCCATGAAGCACTTGATCGAGGATGAAGACTGATGGAAACCAAGCTATTCGAGCTCCGCGATGATGGAACGTTCATCCCGCTCCTTTGCATCAAGCCCAGCTCCACAAGCGGCACCGCTTTCGAGGCAAAGATGGCGTGGCGCTGCGGCTACAAGGACAGTCGCGCGGTGATCGTGACGCACATGAGCGACCCGAACCGTGGTTGCAAGGTCGACCCCTACGATTGGGGAGATCGCACATTCCAGACCGCGCATCTCTACATCGAAGAGCATTGGGACGAACTCAGGAGCGGCGCGCTGATCGACGTGCGATTCATCCTTGGAGAGTCAATCGCGCCATGCGAGAGTGAAGCCTGATGAGTATGCGCGACAAGCTGCTCGCTGCAGCCAACCAAGCGGCGATCGAAGCCACGGCGAACGAGCGTGGCCGCTGCCTCTGGTGCCTTGGTCAAGTGATGTCGGAGCTTCAAACGAAGCTCAACGCAAAGCTGTTGAGCTCCGTTGAACTCGAGGCCGCCAAAATGAAACTCAAGATCGCAAACGCAGTCTGCATGGAATTGCGTCGGGCGATCGTCAGCGGGGTCCGGCCGGCGCCTGCCGGTTCCGGTGAAACAGGTCAGACGGGCCCTGCTGACACTTCCCCCCGGCCGGTTCCTCCGGCCGGGATCGAGGACTGATGCCCCCAGCCCCATGGACCGACAGCACGGTGATCCCATGGGGCACGCACAAGGGCAAGACGCTCAAGGAGCTCCCGGCGTCCTACCTGCTCTGGTTGTTCGAGCAGACCTGGATCAAGGACTGGCCTGGACTTTACCTTTACCTGAAAGCGCACGAAGATCAGATCTTAGCCGAGAAGCGTGAGCAGGCAGGCAACCAAGACGATGACGACGGATTCAAGTCGTTCGAGGACTACAAGAACTACCGCAACTGAGCACTCATGGGCCTCCGTTGTCCTGCGAGACGGACGTAAAAACTTGACTCTCCTTCTTCCCCAACAAACCCGAAGTTTCCGGGGGCCCTATTTTCACTCATGACTAAATCAAAACCAACCTACGTTGCCATCGTCTACTACTGCTATGATCGATTGCCAGGGATACACGGTATCCTTGGCGTCACGCACTCCACGAACTCAAGGAAGGTCGCAGCGGAGCTTGGGCTTTTGCTGCTTGAACGATTCGAGCGCCGAAAGTCAGTGCAGAGCTACATCAAAGCAATGAAGAGAACCGGCACTCTTGCAACTGAGCTACACCTCGGATTCTCAATCCACTCACAACTCCTCGCGTGACCAAGTATCCCGAGATCCACAAGTTTCTCACTTGGTGGAAGGACGACAATGAACGCTGTCTCTGCACACTAGAACAGGCGATCGGGGCCTACATCTCCACCTTCCCCGGCCGCTTGCACTCCTTGTTGGTGGAGCTCCTGATTCCGTTCACGACTCATCCATGGAACCCAACGAACTGAACCTAAAGACCGAGCTCTACTACGAAGCTCGCCGCGACTACGATCAGAAGAAAGCGCTCAGCAATGAGGCTGACAAGGTCCGTCGACAGAGAGAGGCGGACCTTGTCGACTACATGATCGAGCATCAGATCAAGGGCTTCGATCGCGAGGACGGCACCAAGCCCCTGCTCGTCTCCTCCGTCAGCATCAGCGTCACAAAGGACAACTACGACGCGATCCGCCAGTGGCTGATGGAGACGGAGGGCGACGACTCGGACTTCATCGAGACCATCGTCAGCAAGCCTGCTGTCCTCGAGCTCGTCAAGAAGAAGCTCAAGGCCGGCGACGACGTCACCGACTTCCCCGACTTCCTCAAGCCGGACACGCGGCCATCACTGCGGGTTTACGGTTGGAAAGGGCTGGCGGATGATTAGACTGACCACTCACCAACAAGCGAGAAGCGACATGACCAAGGACGAAAAACAAGAAGTCACGCTGTGGCAGCCGAGCGAGTTCAACGGCTCCGACCTTCTGCCCACCGCGCTCGGCGCGCAGAAGGGTGACCTGATCGGCCGCGAGGCGATCGAGCAGGAGGATCTGATCCTCCCCTCGCTGAAACTCCTCCAAGGAAGCTCCGAGGAGGTGAAGCAGGGAGTCGATGGGGCCCGCGCTGGCCTCTTCTGGCTGTCTGGCGCCGAGGAGCCATTCCAGCCTCCCATGCGTGTGCTGGCCTGCGCCCACACCAAGAGTCGTGCCCTGTTCCCAAAGGAGGACAAGCCAGAGCACGAGGGGCTCGAGGAGTGCCGCAGCCCGGACGCCAAGGAAGGCACACGCTACGGCGTGTGTGCGGAATGCCCCCACAGCCAGTGGGACAACGAGCGAGGCCGACCCCCTGCCTGTAGTGAGTCGCACAACTTCACCGTGCTGACTCCATTCGGCCCGGCGGTGATGCGCTTCCAGCGCACGTCCATCAAGGCGGCGAAGAAGCTGCTCACGCAGTGGTCCATGAGCCAAGACCCGCTGTGGAGCCATCCGCTGGTCATCAGCACGAAGACCAGGACGGACATCGTCCAGGGCCGGCAATCCACAACGCACGTGATGGAAACGAAGTGGCTGCAGCGCGAAGATGTCCCGCCCCAAGTGCAGGAAGCTGCGCGTGGCATCTACACAACGGTGATGGCGGCGCATGCGAAGGGCAGGTTCGGAACCACGGACGAGAATCGCGACGACTAGCTCGCTCATCACTCACCAAAAAGCAACGGCCCGTTTCCCCGGTCAGGGTGACGGGCCGTATTCGTTCAGGAGAGATCGATGGCCGACACCGCGTTCACGAAGGTCAAGGCTGCAATCGCTACGGCAGCAGACGAGATCTTGGCCGAGTATGGCGTCAGGCATCAGCGTGATGGAACAAGACTCAAGGGTGACTGGACAGCGGGCTTCCTCTGCCCGCTCTGCGGCGACAAGAGCGGCTCGGCCAGCTTCACGCACCAGCTCTACCTGAAGTGCCACCAGTGCAGCACGAAGGCTGACGTCTTCGACTGGCTCTCTCGCAGCACTGGCAAGAAAGCCTGGGATCTCTGCAAGGATCTGGCCGCCCGGCTGCAAGTCTCCTTGCCAGCACTGAAGACGCCAGCACGCTCCAGGAAGGTCATGCCGATCCGGATGACCCAGGAGGTGCTCGATCAAGCGCTGGTCGACCTCTGGGAGCACAAGGACGCGGAGCAGGCCAGGGCGATCCTCGCTGATCGCAAGCTCGACGACCAGGCCATGATCACCGAGCTCGAGGTGGGGTGGATCAAGGGCTGGATCGTCTTCCCGACCCGCGACGAGGGCGGCACGCTACACGAACGCTACCGCTGCTGGAACCCTCTCAACCCCAAGGCCAAGTGGATGTGGTTCGGGGCAGGGACTGGCGGCCCTGGCATTTGGCCGAGCCGCCCGGCTGCCGAAGGCAGCCGGGTTCTGCTGCTGGAAGGCGAGTCCGACGTGATGACCGCGCTGATCCGCCTTCGTCTAGACGAGCAGGGCTTCCATGTGTGCACGTGGACGGCTGGCGCCACGAGCTGCCCTGCTCCGAAGGACGTGCCGCGGTCACTGCACGGGCGCGAACTCTTCATCGGCTACGACAACGACGTCTTCCAGGGCCCCAACTACAGCGGCTACCACTTCGAGACCAAGCCGGGCAAGGATCCATCGCACGCGCGCGTAGCGATGGAACAGCGGCTGCGCAACCTGCTCGACAAGGTCGGTCCGCTGTTCAAGTCTCTCGGCTGCAAGGTCACCGTTCTGCAGTGCCCGGTGGATCCGCAGGTGAAGTATGGCGGCGACTTCCGCGATTGGGTCAACGACGGCGGCCGTGAGCTTTTCACTGACTGGAAAGCCTTCCCGCTCGACGATCTGCCAGAGTTCGGCCGCGTCATCGTGGACGTCGCGTTCGGCGAGGTGTTCAGCGTGCCGCACAAGCTCGTGCGCACACGCGTTCAGGTGGAGGCCATCGCTCGTGACGACGTCACGCTGGCTCACGTGTTCGAGATGAAGTGCGAGATGGGCCAGCATGCAGCCTGCGCGGTCTGCCCAGGCGCGCGGCTCTTCCCCGACGGAGTAGTCGACATGCGGGACTACCAGCGCGAGCTGGCGGTCGGGCTGGAGCAGCAGAACGTCAGCGAGAAGATCATCAAGGACGTCATCCAGAAGCCACGGACCTGCCCGCGTCTCGAGGTGGTGCCGATGGACATCTCCAATGGCTCAGAGTGGCGAGGCATGCAGCCAGGGAAGGTCGAGGACAGTGCTCAGCGCTCGCTTCACGTCTTCTCTGCTGATGCTCCAAGCCTGAGCGGTGAGATGGAAGTCGAAGGAATCTGCTACCCGAACGCGCGTGGTAACGGGCTCGTGATGCTGGCTTCGTCAGTGCAGCAGCTCGATCGCATGGAAGTGGACCTGCTGCCGGTGCAGCAGGAGTTGTTGCAGGAGTGCCCGGCCTACACGAACAAGGTCGAGGACATT